GCAGCGCGAGGGAACTACTCCTCTCTCGCGCTGCGGTTGGCTGCCGCAGGGATCGGGATCGGCACCCCGACCACCACGCCCACCGGCACCAAGAACACCTACCTCGGCGCGGGGAACACCTACGCAGCCGCGTTCAACCGCTACTGAGAGGCCAGCATGGTTGACATCAACCTGACCCTCCCTGCCGACCGTTCCGAGAACGGGCCGGGGAAGATCAACGAAGACGTGAACGTCCTCAAGGCAGCCATCGCCAAGACGGCTGACCTGAGCACCGCCAACTTCACCGACATCCAGGCTCTGCTCACGACCCTGGTCGCCAGGGTCACGGCGCAGGGCAACGACATCACCGTCCTCAAGGGTGGCACCGTCACCCAGCCGACCGGTGGTTCCGACGTGACGGTCACCTCCGTCAGCCTCACCCCGGCCAACCCGGTCGAGGGCGACAACGTCACCTTCACCGCCGTGGTCAAGAACGTGGGCACCCAGCCCACGGACGCGCTGGTGCCGGTCATCGTGACCTTCGTGGTGGACGACGTTCCCACGCTGGTCTCGCGCTCCACGGCCTACTCCGTCTCGATCCCGGTCGGGGCCTCGGTCACGCTCTCCGCTGCTGGCGGGGCCAGTGCGGGCAACGCCTACAAGGCCGTGAAGGGCAACCACAAGGTGGTCGCCACGGTCAACGACAACTCCAACGGCGGGTACGCGAACGGGGCAGCGAGCAACGACTCGCTGAGCCTGAACTTCTCGGTCGGCGGGATCTCCTCCGGTGGCCCGAGCACGGGGGACACCCCCACCGGCTACGACTCCAACGGCCTGTCCTGGTCCACCGTCACCCTCGGTGCGGCCACGCTGGCCAGCGGCACAGCGGCCACGCTGAGCGCCACGCTGTTCGCAGACCCCACCCGGGCAGCGGTCAGCCTGGACTACGGGTTCTCCATCCGCCAGGTCAGCGAGAGCGGCACCGTCATCTCCCCGGACACCGGGGACCTGGACGTGGCCACGACGTTCACCGACTCCTCGGCCACCTGGACGAACTCGCGCAAGACCCTCACCGGCTCGCGGGTCTTCCCGGCTGGTCGCTACGCGGCCACGCCGTTCTACAAGCTGGCGGGCACCTCCACCTACGTCAAGGCGAACACCCTCACCAAGTACTTCGTGGTGGCGGCTGACGCATCTGACCCGGGTACCAGTGCTCCCGGCTCGAACACCACCGGCAAGTGGCTCTCCGGCTCCTCGGGTGAGATGACCGCCAACGGGAAGTTCGGCACCTGGCGTGGTCGTCCCGACGACATCGCCGCCACCTGGCGGGGCATGTTCGGGGGCAGCTCGCTGCCGGTCCTGGACGCGGGCGACGAGTACGGGGCCTGGACCAAGGACCTGGTCATCGCGGTCCCGGGCAAGGCCAACAACCAGACCTGGGCGCAGGCCGCATCCGGTGCGACGGACCAGAACTGGACCGACTTCCTCAACGAGCTCAAGACCAAGTGGACCCGCATCCAGCGGGGTACGCCGTGGGTCGTGTTCGGCTGGGAGTGGAACGGCGACTGGTTCGACTGGTCGGTGCGCAACACCGCTGACCAGGCCAACTTCGTCACCGCCTTCAAGCGGTTCCGTGCGCTGCAGAAGTCGATCTTCCCGGCTGCCAAGCTGGGCACGATCGTCAACAAGGACAGCAAGTACGGGCTGGACTGGCGCAAGGCGATCCCCGGCTACCTGGACGGCACCAAGGCGTCCTCGTGGATGGATTTCGGCGGGGTGGACTGGTACAACAACTACGACGTGATCACCAACGCCAGCCAGGTCCAGGCGCAGTTCAACGCGCTCGGCCCGGTCGGTGAGCCCTACGGTCTGGAAACCCACCGCAAGTTCTGGGAGGACCAGGGCGTCCCGCTCATCGTGCAGGAGTGGGGCAACAACGCCCTGTTCGGTGACAACCCGCCCTACATCCAGGCGATGTTCGACTTCTTCAAGAAGAACGGTGGCACTGGCGCGGGGAACGTGGTGGCTGAGATCTACTTCAACACCCTCGTCCCCGAGCAGGACTACAAGTTCTTCCTCTACAACGATGGTCGCGCGACCCGCAACCCGTTGTCGGCTGCGCTCTACAAGCAGCTCTGGCCCACGGCCTCCAAGCCGTGAGCAACGCCCGGGTGTTCGCCTCTGAACCAGAGCGCATGACCACCCGGGCACGCCTGTACCTCTTCGCCACGGCAGCGGCCAACCTCCTGTTGGCCTACTTCCTGATCGTCCGACCGGGAGACTTCACCAGTTCGAGCTTCGACTCGATCAAGCTGGTGGCCAGTCTCCCGGTCTGGGGGTTGGGGCTGTTCGTGGTGGGCCTCGCCTGTGCTCTGGGCGGGGCCACACGGAGGGAAGGCGTTGCCCGGCTCGGGGCCGCACTCGCGGCTCTGGCTGCAGGATCCTGGTCCTTCGGTTTCGTGGGGGCCTGGGTCATTGGCTCCCTGCAGGGTCCATCTGGCCCGGTGGCCTGGACCCTCGTCACCATCTTCCATCTGCTGCAGTGCAGGTCGCCCCTGCGTATGCCACTGGAACCGATCCTGCGCAGGCTCGCAGCAAGCCGGAGGTAGCCATGTCTCCGGGGGAGCTGAGTTCCCTGATCGTTGGAGCAGGCACCGTCGTGGTCGGCCTGCTCACCGTGTACTTCAACCGCAAGGGTCAGGTCGAACAGCGACGTGACGCCATCGCGGCGCGTGAAGTCGAGCGGATGGAGCGAGAGCTCACCCGCACCAAGGAAGAGGTGGAGGAACTTCGGGACCTCCACGACCTGATCGAGAAGCTCAAGAAGGAGGAGTAGTGGCGACAGCCAGCGACAGGGGGTGGTCCTTCCCGGACCCGAAGGCCCTGGTACTCGTGCCGTGCGCTGGCATCCCGCTCCGACTCCACCCCTTGGTGGCCCCCCTCTTCGCGGAAGTGATCCGCAGGGTGGAGGCCATCAAGGGTGTCGGATGGATGACCAGTTCGGGCGGGTACAACTTCCGCCCGGTGCGTGGCTACGAGGACAAGTACGCCGCGACCAAGGACGACCGGTGGCTCTCGAACCACTCGTGGGCACTGGCCGGAGACTTCCGCGCCGGGTCCAACGGCATGAGCCGCACGCTCAAGACGGACATGCCCAGCAACATCCTGCAGATCCTCGCTGAGGTCTCGCCCCATCTCGAATGGGGGGGGTCGTACGAGGGCCGCAAGGACCCGATGCACATCGAATACGTAGGTACTCCTGAACAGGCCGCTGCTGACGTGGCCCGCCTGCAGGGCAACGACAACGACTTCTTGGAGGCCCTCGTGGCGCAGCTCTCCGACAGCGAGAAGAACGAGTTCATGGAGGCGGTGCGGTGCTTCAACCGCACCTTCAACACCAAGCAGACGAGCAAGCTGGACGGCAAGGGCCAGTACTGGCTGGCCGAGTACTTCCTCTTCGCGGAGGCCAGTCTCGCTCGCCTCGTCAAGAAGGCGGGCGCATGAGCAACGAGGCCAAGGCCCGCGAGCTGGGCATCTCCTACGGTGAGTTCCTCCGGGGCCACGGCATCCGCGTGGCCTACAGCAACTCGGCCAACGGCTGGGACGCCACCAAGCAGAAGCGGTTCGACAAGACGAACTCCGACTACCGGGACGCAGTGAAGGCCGGTCTCGAACCGGCCAGCGTCACCGACACTGCGATCCGTCAGGCGTACGAGAAGGCGAGCTGACATGGCCACCATCGGTGGCAAGGCCACTCTGGCTGACATGGTGGAGGAGGTGGTGGGGAACCTCTACGGGTTCTCCAACTCCTTCGATGCGATGGTCGGCCTCACCGCTGAGATCACCTCCACCGCACTGGTCCTGCCGCTCGACTCCGTGGACGGGATCTCCCGGGGCGTGGTCGAGATCGACAACGAGCTGGTCTGGATCGAGAGCGTGGACCGCGACAACAAGACGGCCCGGGTTCCGGCCTGGGGCCGGGGGTTCCGCAACACGGCCAAGACCACGCACCGCGCTGGCTCGATCATCACCATCTCCCCGACGTGGCCCAAGGCCACGGTGATCCGGGAGATCAACAACGTCATCCAGGGCCTGTACCCCAGCCTCTTCGCGGTGGACTCCCTGGACTACACCCTCAGCACCTACGAGGACCGGATGCTCCCGCTGCCCGTGGAGGCCGAGCGGATCCTCGGCGTGCGGGTCAAGGACAACACCGGGGCTTGGGTTCCCATCCGGGACTACGACCTGATCCGTGAGGCGGACGGCACCCGCGTCGAGCTGCTGGTGAACATCTGGCCGGGGATGAAGTTCCGGGTCCTGTACTCCACCAGCCCCAAGACCCTGCTCGCCCTGGACGCGGCGTTCTCCGGCACCGGCCTGCCCGAGTCCACCAAGGACGTGGTGACCCTGGGAGCCCAGGCCCGCCTCGTGCCCTACCTGGACGTGGCGCGGCTTCCTGTCGCCTCCGTCGAGGCCGACGAGATGAACCAGTCGCGGCCCGTTGGGGCTGCGCTGCAGCTCTCCCAGGAACTCAAGAAGACCTACCAGTCCCGCCTGCTGATCGAAGCAGGCAAGCTGCAGGACCGTTACCCGGTCCAGATCCGGAGGACTCGCTGACATGGTGACCGTGGTTCGCGGTACCCGAGACACCAGTCCCGCCATCACGGGCGGGACCAGTTCGTCCACGACGACGACTCCCACCACGACGACCACGCCGACGAGTTCGCCTGCGCCGGTCGTGGTGGCCAACCCCCGCCCCACCAACAACGTCTCCACCGACAGCAGCGGCAACATCGTGGTCACCCCGACCCCGACGACCACCGCTCCTCCGCTGGAAGACATCGGGATGGTCCCGCTCCCGCAGGTGGACCCGACCCCGGTCCCTCCCTTGGAGGACATCGGCATGGTGGACCTGCCCCAGGTCATCGAGCCCACACTGGGGATCAACCTGAACCTGGGTGCCTCGGTGGGCGGGGGGATCACCGCCCCCGGCGTCAAGGTGATGGGTGGGGCGAACACCTTCGCCCGCTTCCTCGGTGGCTCCCGGCTGAACACCGACCCGAACTCCGTGTGGTTCCGCTTCCGTGGGACCTTCGAGACCACGGGGCGCATCGACTGGGTCCTGATCCCGCCCACCGGGGCGGACTCCTCCATCGTCACCGCTGAGTCCAGCGGCCAGGAGATCTACTTCCCGGTCACCCAGCGGGGGATCTACAAGGTGGTCGCCACCATCCGCGACACCAACGGCAAGGTCCAGTCCAGCTACACCCAGATCGCCTCCGGTGGCGGGACTTCCGACATCCCGGCCTTCGATGACAAGTGGACCGGCTCGACCGAGGTCGTCGTGGAAGACCCCACGACCACGGACCCGACCAACCCCAGCGACCCGAGCAACCCGACGACTCCGGTCGTCGTGCCGCCCACCACTCCGGTGGCCCTGGGCGTCCCGCGCAACTACTCCTCCCAGGCTCCGACCCTCATGCTGGCAGCAGCGTGCAACGCGGTGGCCACCCAGATCACGGTGGACTCCGTGGGAGGCCTGCCCTCCACCACGCCCTACACCCTGCTCCTGGACTACGGCCTGCAGAACGAGGAGATCGTCACCGTCACCTCGCAGTCGGGCACGGCCCTGACGGTGAAGCGTGGCGAGGACGGCTCGGGTTCCACCTCCCACCCTGCTGGTGCGGTGGTCCGTCACGGCATCACTGGTCGGGACCTGAGGGAGCCGCAGCAGCACATCAACGCCGGGGCCGGTGTCCACGGCGTGGCAGGCAACGTCGTCGGTACGACGGATGCTCAGACCCTGAGCGGCAAGACGATGGACGGCTCGCTCAACCTGTTCAAGAACATCCCCGCCTCGGCCATCTCGGGCGAGGTGGTGACCGCGACAGGCTCCGCAGAGCTGACCGGCAAGACCATCGACGGCTCGAAGAACACCATCAAGAACATCCCGGCCACGGCCCTCACGGGCACGAGCGGGTACCTGACCCCGGACAACACCGCACGGCTGAGCAACAAGCTGATCTCGGGTTCGCAGAACAGCTTCTCCGACATCCCGTACTCGGCCATCACCGGTGCTCCCAGCACGGGTGGCAGCACGGGCACGGTGGTGCAGCCCAAGCACTGGTACCTCAACGGCTACGCCTGGAACATCTGGTCGGTCCTGGTGCAGGACAACACGCTGCGTCAGTTGTACTCGGCCTACCTGGGCAACGTGCCCCGGGGCATCGTGACCCTGACGGCCTCGGCCACCTTCCGGGTGAACGTGGACTGCCGCGTGGACTTCTACATGTCGGCGGGTGCTTCGGTCGCCGGGGCAGAGACCCGGCGCACCGTCTACTGGGACGGCACGGCGTTCGGGTCTGAGCGGCGCAACACCTCTGGTGCCAGCGCCACGTTCTACTGGCCCGGGGGGAACCTCTACATCAAGGGCTCCGCGCGTCGGGTCTCCGGCACTGGTGGCTGGACGAACGAGGCGGCGGACGCCTACTGCGAGGTGGCGTGGGTCTCCACCACCGAGTCTGACAACGCACTGCAGAACCTGGGCTGAGAGGAGTAACCCGTGGCGCTCGAAGGATCGCTCGCCCCCGACATCACTGAACGCATCCCCGTTGCGTTCTCGGGGAACCCGGCCAGTGGGGTGCCGAACCCCCCGAAGCTCGTGCTCAAGGACACCCCTTGGGACGTGGGCATCGGGGACCAGGCATTCCTGCTGGCTGCCAGCAAGGACACCCCCTACCGGCGTGAGAGCGCCGACGTATCCAAGCAGCAGTTGGATACATCCAAGGAACCGGGGGAGCAGACGCTGAACCAGTGGTGGATGCGGAGCCAGAACTCCTGGCACCGTGGCGCTGGCATCAACTTCTACGAACCCGGTTCCGACGAGGGGGTCACCCAGCACCGCTTCACCCAGGGCATCGGGGTGGACGTGTGGACCGAGGGTCAGCTCTCCCTGCTGCACAAGATGGACGGGGTCACCGGTCAGGCTGCTGGTGCAGCCGGTGCCTCTGCCACCACGGCGGCTTCTGCCACCGCAGCGGTCTCCGGTCTGCCCGACCGGACAGGTCAGCCGGGGACGGTCTTCGTGGCCGTCCTCGTGCACCGCAACCTGGTGTCCACCCTCAAGGCGGGCGTCCAGACGAACTACGCCCACAGCTTCCAGAACGTCACGAACGCTGTGGCCGTGGGGGACACGGTCTACTTCGGTCACGACCAGGGCGTGGCCCAGTTCAACGCTGCGACCGGTTCACTGACCAACCTCTGGACCCAGGCCGTGGGTACGGCCCCCGTGCTGGGGTTCGCCAAGTCCCGCCTCATCGCGGCCATCGGCCCGAAGCTCTTCGAACTGTCGCGTGCGGGTGGGGCACTGGGTACGCAGACGGCGTACTTCACCCACCTGGACCCGAACTACCGCTGGACGGCGTTCTGCGACAGTCCCACGGCGATCCTCGCCTGCGGCCACTCCGGTGGCCTGGGCCAGGTCTACCGCCTGACGCTGGGCACGTCGAGCGACGGGGCCACCCCGAAGCTTGAGTACCCCGAGCAGATCGCTGAGCTCCCCCCGGGGGAGACGATGCACGCGATCCACAACTACCTGGGCAACTACGTCGCCCTGGGTACGGCCAAGGGGATCCGGATCGGGCAGTTCTCCGAGTACTACAACACCTTCACCTACGGCCCCCTGAGCGTGGAGACCGCCTCTCCGGTGCGAGCCCTGACGGCTCGTGACCGCTACTGCTACGCCGCCGTCACCAACGAGATCCTCGGCATGTCTGGGGTGGTCCGACTGGACCTCTCCCAGCAGGTTGCGGAGAACCGCTACGCCTGGTCCTACGACGTGCAGACGCACGCCAACGGCACGGCCAGCAGCATCGCGTTCGTGGACGACCGGCTGGTGGTCGGGCTGGACTCCTGGGGTCACTACCTGCAGAACGCCACCGAGTACGAGGAGCGAGGATGGGTCACCTCCGGCAAGATCCGGTACGGCACCAGCGAGGACAAGAGCTTCCGTCTGGCCCGAGTGCGGGCGCAGACGAACTCGGGGACGGTGACGCTCTACGCGATCTCTGAGTCCGGAGAGCGCAACGTCCTCGCTCTCACTGACGCCACCAACCGTCGAGACGACATCGACATCTCTGGGAGTATCGCTCCTCAGGAGTACGCCCAGTTCCGGCTGCAGCTCGAACCCTCGGTGGGTCGGCTGGGGACGCCAGTGGTGGAAGCCTTGTCGATCAAGGCCCTGCCCGCTGTGCGACGGCAGCGACTGATCCAGTTCCCGCTCATGTGCTTCGACCGGGAGTCCGACCGCTGGAACACCCAGCACGGCTACGAGGGGGCCGCTGCTGAGCGGCTCGCCGCGTTGGAGCAGATGGAGGAGACGCAGACGGTCGTCGTCGTGCAGGACTTCACCAACGGGGAGTCCTTCACCGGCTCCATCGAGAAGGTGCAGTTCTCCCGGGAGACCTCTCCTCAGCGCCGGAAGCAGAACTTCGGCGGCGTGCTGCTGGTCACGGTGCGGAAGCTGCTGTGACCGACCTGCAGATGCTGGCCTGCGCCAAGCTGGGCCTGTCCTACACCACCCCGTGGGAGGCGCTCAGCGCCGTTCTCCGGGGCTGGCAGAGGCTCCAAGGCCTCCCCGTCACCGGGGAGCTGGACGAGCCCACAGTGGCCCTCCTGGGACCGCGCTCGACCCAGGGGCTTGTGCCCCTGTGGTGGCCTCACGATGCCGAGCGCGTGATCCGAGAGCGAGTAGGGGACGAGCAGGCGGTTCGCCGCTTCCAGTCCGCCCACCGCATGACACCCACCGGCCACGCCGACGAGGCGCTGGCCATCGAGCTTGGAGACTGACATGGCTGCACACCGCGCCACTGCTCTGGAACTGACGAGCTACCGCAAGGTGATCGTCGGCATCGCCGCGTTCCTCGTGACCGTGGCTGCGACCTTGCTCGACGGGCACCTGATCCCGGACCAGGCCCTGCCCTACGTCCAGGCGGGGATCGCTGTCGCCGGGAGCTACGGGATCTGGCGAGTTCCCAACCGTCAGACCGAAGAGGTCTGACTGGTAGCATGACCACTGCGATGCCGTCATGCTCACACAGCGGACAAGTGGGGACGCAGGAGCCCCGCCTCTGACCGACTGATACGAGGGCGGCACCGCCCACAACACGAGAGGCCCCTCACCGTCATGGTGGGGGGCCTTCTCTGTTTCAGGACTCGGGCAGCCGTTCCAAGGGCTCCCCGTCATTGTTCACCTTGTGGACCCTGCGGAGCAGCGTCTCGATGACCCCGTCGTACCGGCTGTTGTTGGCGAACGCATTCTCCGGGTTGGACCGGAGGATCCACCTCAGTGCCAGCAGGCCGTCCACGTCCAGGCTGTCCAGAAAGCGGTCCTCCCGAGCCTGCTCCGCTTCGAGGCTCATGTGCTGCTTGTCGTGCTCGGCGCTCAGCCGAGCGAGCAGCTCGGCGGGGAGGGGGATGCTCATCCCCCCGAGGATGTGGTCGTCGGGTTCGCGGTCGTCATCACTCATGATCCCATCCTAGTCAGGAGGCAGCCATCGTCATGAGCTCGTGCATCCGCTCGCGCACCGCGTCAGCAGCCGCAGTTCGCTTGGCCTCAGAGGCCTCCTTCTTCTCGACGGAGTGTGTGTTGTCCAGGGCGTAGATCCCCTGGACCACCCCGTCGTTCCACTCGGCCTGCTGGGACTCCGTGATCGCCTCGCTCAGCGCGACCCAGAGTTCGATGAGCTTCTTCTTCTCGCCCTTGGTCATCGCGTCTTCCCGCAGCGGATGCAGACCCAGCCCCTGGTGGCTGGGTTGTAGGACCAGCGGTGCTGCCGCCAGTTCCCGCAGGTCAAGAGACCACCGCCAGGTGCTTCATGTTCTCGCGCTCCTGGACCGGGAGGTTCTTGGCGAACATCGCCTTGCCCTTGATCGCAGAGTTGCGGACCTGCCTGTCGATGTCGAGCCCGAGGTACTTCTCGGTCATGGCCCCCGTCGTGTGGTGCAGCATGGCCTGGACCTGCCTCAGCGCACCGTCGTAGCCCTCTGCCAGTCGAGCATCGAAGAGCGCCCGTGCGCCCGAGCGGCGCAGGGTGTGCTGGCCTTCTCGCAGCGACTCACCGTTCTCCCCACGGACCTGGTACCCGGCCAGCTCAAGGACGCGCTGGACGTTGCGGTAGGCCTGCGGGTGGGGCTTGCCCGGCACGAGCAGGGGCTCGTGGTTGAGGTGGTTCACCGACGCCGGGACGATGTAGTTCTCGCGCCGCACGATGCCCGCCTGCCGCCCGTACTCCACAGCCCACCGACGCAGCTCGTAGTCCAGCTCCTTGGAGATGGGCATGATGTCGCGCTGCTTGGTCTTGGGCACGGTGACGTGGATCTCCTGGCTCTTGTAGTCCACGTCCTGCCAGCGCAGCTCTGCGATCTCGCTGCCTCGCAGGAAGAGGAAGAGGCCCAGGGCCACGATGATCCGGTCCTTGGGGGTGGGAGCGGCGTCGAGCAACCTCGGGAACTCATCCGCTGGGATCCGCAGCTTGGCCGAGGGCATGACCTTCACGGCCCGGGTGGTGGAGAGCGGGTTGGACGCCGGAGGCATGTAGCCGTTGGCCCGTGCCCACTCGAAGAAGGCCGCGAGGTGGTACCTCCGCTTGTTCAGCGTGCCGTCAGCATCTCCGGCCTTCCGACGCCAGCCGGTGAAGTCCGCAACCAGCTTCGGGGTGACGGCGTCCAGCGCCTGGTCACCCGAGTGGGTTAGCAGGAACCCCAGAGTGACGCGGATGGATCGCATGGTGGCGGGGGAGTACCCCGCCGCGAGCCGCTCCTTCTCGAAGAGCGGGATGGCCTGCGAGAGAACCAGGCTGTCGGTGAGCGTCGGCTGCATGAGTAGAAGCTACCACGGAAGCAGCGAAGCGAGTAGGGGGTAGTAGAACCATCAACTCACAGTCTCTTGACAGGGCCGTGTCTTGACACGTCTGTAGCATGTGCGCCACTCTGAGGGAGGTCGGAGACGTGAACCATCGAGTGTGGTTTTCACCCGATCAGATCCACGCCGGGGGGCGACCAAGAGGAGCGAATAGTGGCCGAGAAACTGATCCCAGACGCAGAGGTTGACCGCCTACTGCGGGCAGGACTGGACCAGGGTGAGGTGGTCGAGTACCTCGCCACACACCACAACATCCACGTCTCGCGCAAGGCCATCTCGCTCTGGTCGCGTCGTCGTGGCCTGCCGCGTCAGCGTCCCGCCACTCCCTACGAGATCATCCCCTGGAAGATCGAGCCCAACCACCGCTTCAAGCAGGTGGCCCACATGCTCAGGGCCGCTGCCCGTGAGGACCGGGGGGACGCTGTCCCCCCTCGCATCGCTGGCACTTACGCCAAGTGGAGGCAGATGCTCAAGGACATGGACTACGTCGTGGACTACGACCCCGAGACCGAGGGCGGGTTCCTCTACCGCAAGCGCAAACCCTCTGACGGGGACCTCCTCGTGCGGATGCCGAGCAAGGTCACAGCGGCCAACCGCTGGGAGGACGGCCCCTACCCGAAGTGACTCCTTCGATCAAGTAACGAAACCCCGGTGCCGACCGATAGGTGCCGGGGTTTCACTGTGTGACGACACTCTCACGGAGGGTGTTGACATCCGTGGGATGTGTGTGTCACTCTGGTGAAGCCAGCGAGGCAGCCGACGAGCGGCGGTCAGGGGCAACAGCGCAGGGCCGCTTGAGAGGGAGCGTTCGTTGAGCACCAGCACCATCGTGGGGACCGCCGTCACGAGCACCGAGGTCCGGGACGAAGACGGCGACCTCATCATCTCCGTCACCGAGCCCTCCGGTATCACCGGGGGCTGCCGGATCATCTACGTCAGCGGTGTCGGCTTCACCGCCGAGATCGACCGGAGCGCGACTCTGGACGACATCGGAGACCTGGAAGAGACCCTGGCCAGCCTGGGCCTGGACTTCCTGGACTACGACGAGAAGGGGATGCCGATCCCCGAGGTCGAGGCCGGAGACGGCGTCGGCTTCTCGGTCTACTCGGTGGTGGAGCTGTGACCGTCACCCTGCGGGACCTGCCCACCCACGCCAGCTACTCCCAGCTCGACACCTGGATGACGTGCGGGGAGAAGTACTGGCTGCAGAAGGCCACCGACATCCCGAACAAGCCATCGTGGGCGCTGCTGGGTGGCAGCACCGTCCACTCCCTGACCGAGGAGATCGACCGCGATCTCTTCGAGCGAGGTGTGGTATGTGCGGAGGGCGACATCGAGCAGAGGTTCCGGGAGCACCTGGCCCAGCACCTGCGCTCTGAGACCGAACGCAACGGCTACACCGAGGACCAGATCATGGCCTCCGGCAGGGCCAGCAAGGCCTGGCCCGAGAAGGAGAACAGGGCCTGGTGGGAACACCACGGCCCGCCGATGATCCGGTCCTGGATCGAGTGGCAGAAGGTCACCCCCTGGCAGCTCTGGCAGACGCCAGCAGGGGAGTGGGCCATCGAGCTCGAACTGGAAGTCCAGTTCGGCGGCGGTCCCATCAAGCTGGCCATCGACCGGGTCTACGAGTGGGCCGGGAACCTGATCGTGGTGGACATCAAGTCCGGTCGGGAACCCATCAACCAGTTCCAGCTCGGTCAGTACGCAGCAGCCATCGAGCAGGAGCTGGGTGTCCGTCCTGGCTACGGCTCCTACTGGATGGCTCGAACCGGTGAGTCCACGGTGGCTCACCCCCTGGCGCAGTACTCCCAGTCCTACATCGACGCGACGTTCCGCAAGTTCCGGATCGCCAAGGAGCACGGCCTGTTCATGCCCCACCCCTCCAACCTCTGCGGGTCCTGCGGGGTGAGGGAGTTCTGCACAGCTAAGGGCACCCGAGCCCACGAGATCCCGCGTTCGTACATGGAGGTGTAGGATGTTCGTCAACGAACTGGCCAAGCGCCAGGCCAAGGTCCGCAAGGACATCAACAGGGTGATGAAGGCCCTCCGTGACGTGGACGACCGGCGCAACCAGCGCGGGACCGACCCCCGGACCTGGTGGCACCTGACCGATCTGCTCGAAGAGCTGCTCGATGACCTCCACGTCCTCATGATCCGTCGGGAACTGCTCGATGAGTCCTGACGAGGAGGCCGAGCTGTGCGCTGAGCACTTCGACTGGGTCGTCCGCTACAGCCAGAACTACGCCCGCAAGCAGATGACCGACCAGTTCGCGGACTGCGAGTCCGACGCTCTGCTGGGGATGCTGCTGGCCATCCGCTCCTGGGATCCAGAGGGCGGTGCTGAACTCACCCAGTGGATCCGCTCGAAGGTCTTCCACCAGATGGTGGACGGCCTGCGTGAGCGGCTGGGCCGGGTGGTGCCGAAGCACCAGGAGAGGCTGGCGAACTTCAACGCCCCCCTGGACCTGCACTTCCAGATGATCCAAGCCGATACCCCCGGCATCACCCTCTTCCACGAGCTGATCCCCGAGGTGCAGGAGCACCTCTCGGAGTTCGAGCGTGTGGAGCTTGTGGCCGACCTCTCCCGGGTCGTGCCCTGTCTGACCGAGAAGCAGCGCAGGATCCTCGGCGCTGTGTTCTGGGAGCAGAAGACCCAGGCTGAGCACGCTGCTCAGCAGGGAGTCACCGAGTCGGCGTCGAGCCACCTCATGAAGAACACCCTCAAGAAGATCCGGAAGTCCTACGCCCAGGTGTAGGATGTGCGTCCAAGGAGAGTCGTGACCGACTTCAACTTCCAGCTCAGCACCAAGCTCGCCTCCGGCGCGCTGGTGAACATCCGCGCGATCACTGCGGAAGAGTTCATCGACCACCTCAAGGAGTTCGAGGGCGAGCTGTCCCAGCTCCTCGTGGACACCGACGCCACCCTGGTGGCCGCGTCCCGCGTGGCCGCTGGTGGCCTGACCGGCATCGCCCCCGCCCCTGCTGCGGTGGCCCAGGCCCCCGTCGCCCAGGGCTTCGACACCAGCAACCCCCACGGTGGGTTCACGCCCCCGGCTGCCGCCGCTGGCGTCTCGCTTGAAGGCACCGACCGGTTCGGGAACTCCTACTACCAGGGTCACCCGAAGGCTCCGCTCACCCCGCGAGGACCGGCGCTGCTCAAGTTCGCCACCTCCCGTGAGGGCAAGCCCTACGCGGTGTTCGTGGACCCCTGCAAGGGCACCCAGTTCCGTGGTGACCGCAAGCCCGCCGACATGCTGGCCGACGACTACAACGCGGCTCGCGGGATCCAGAAGCCCTGACATGCTGACCGCCTCTCGCGCACTGCAGAAGGCCCGCAACACCGGGCACCCTCTTCCCGAGGTGCCCGAGCTGGCGGGTTTGTACGCCTCGGGGTGTCGGCCCAAGAAGGGCCAGATGCTCCTGCTCACCGGGATGCCGAAGGCGGGCAAGTCCCTCTTCGGTCTCTGGTGGGTGAAGCAGATGGGTCTGCCAACCCTCTACTTCTCCGCCGACATGGACTCCCACGAGGCCCTGACCCGGCTGGCCGCGAGCCAGACCGGGACACCCTCGGACATGGTGGCCACCCACCTCCTGCAAGACGGTGGCCCGGAGTTCTACCAGGAGGCCGTCGAGAACCTCCCGATCCAGTGGAGCTTCGACTCCGCTCCCACCCTGTGGGACGTGGCCGAGGAACTGGACGCCTACGTGGAAGCACACGGCGTCTGGCCCGAGGTGATCGTGATCGACAACCTCATGAACGTGGTGGGGGAGAGCGACGGCGACGACCCGACCGTGGGGATGCAGGGCATCCTCAAGGAACTCCACGGCCTGGCCCGCACGACAGGTGCTGCGATCTTCGTGCTGCACCACGTCTCCGAAGCTGTGCAGACCGACGCCACCATCCCGGCTCCAAGACGGGGTGTGCAGGGGAAGGTCAGCCAGCTGCCCGAGATCGTCCTGACCGTGGCGTTGGATCCGTCCAACAACCGGTTCGGGGTGGCGTGCGTGGCCAACCGTGGTGGGGCCTGTGACCCCACCGGCAAGCGGTTCGTCAAGCTCAAGTCGGAGCCCAACCTCTGCAGGTTCTCGCACTGGACGGGGTACTGACGTGGGCGTGAACGGGGCCAAGGGCGGGCTGTGGGAGCGCAACATCCTGGACTGGCTGCGCAAGGCGGGGTTCGACGCCGAGCGACTCCGGCTGGCGGGCAAGGAGGATGAGGGGGATCTGGTCGTCAAGGACGGCCAGGCCCGCTACATCATCGAGGCCAAGGACGTGGCCCGCTGGCAGCTCAAGGAGTGGTGGCGTCAGGCCGTGGTCGAGCGCGACAACTACTGCAAGCACCGGGGTCTGGACCCCACCACCATCATGCCGATGGTGGTCGTCAAGCACCGGGGCACCGGCACCGGCAAGGGCTGGGTCATCACGAGCTTGGAGGAGTTCTTCCAGTGAGCGGTAGAGGGATCCCCCTGAACGGCAGCCTCGCTGCCTTCTGGGAACTGGAACGCCAGTGGGAGATCAACTGCGAGGCCCGCGAGGACGAGGACTGGGAGGGGGACCGGTGAACCTGCACGCCCGACCGGACCTCAGCAAGGTGCTCGACCACTACGTGATCGACCACAAGGTCTTCCAGGACGGCAACCAGAAGATCCGTTGCCCCCACCCAGCACACGACGACCGAGACGCTTCCTGCTCCCTCCGACTGGATGAGGGGGTGTGGAACTGCTTCGCCTGCGGAGAACGTGGCGATGCCATCACCCTGATCCAGCTCATGGAGGGATTCGAGCAAGTTGTTGACGCCTTCAAGTTCGGCCAAGCGTTCGTCTCTGGAAGCTCTCAGCCGGGAGTGCGAAAGCAACCTCGGGCAGGGGGCGTCCTATCTGGCAAAGCGGGGTATCAACCGCGCTACCGCCGAGAGGTTCCGGCTCGGGGTCGTCCCGACCGACCCTTCTCCTGAACTGCGACCGTTCATCGGTCGCCTCGCAGTCCCGAGCGTCTCTCGCTCGGGGGTGGAGGGCCTGCGGTTCAAGCTGATCGACGGCAGCGACGGCCCGAAGATGCTGCCCCTGGCAACGGGGGACGTGACCCGGGTCTACTACCCGCAGATCCTCTTCGAGCGCACCAGCATCATGGCGATCACCGAGGGGGAGCCCGACGCCTGGGTCCTCTGGCAGTGCGGGATCCCGGCAGTGGGGATCGTCGGCTCGAACAACTTCAAGAAGCACCACCCCCGGCTCTTCGCCGGGTTCAGCGATGTCCTCGTGTTCGGGGACAACGACGACGCAGGCAGGAAGTTCGCCAAGCAGGTCGTCGCTGACATCCCGACCGCTCGTGCGGTCATCGTTGGGACCGAGGGCTCCGACGTGAACGACTTCTACATCGCAAACGGAGGAGAAGACGGTGGCGCAGAAGCTGTCCGAGATGCTGCAGGACTCTGAGATCCAGTACGACATCCACCCGAAGATCATCGCCGAGATCTACAACATCCTCGGGTTCCGGTTCGAGCGGGTGGGCAAGGACTTCGAGTCCGAGGTCACCGGCAAGGACATCCACAAGCTGGGCGAGTACCTGCTCCACACGGCCACCCGTGGTGTGACCGAGGGGACCTACGCCACCGCCCGCATGGCGGTCGAGCGTTACGACGAGAAGGAACTCGGTGGTGGGCGCGGTGTCGCCACCTTCGACCTCTACCTCAAGGTGGGCACCTCCTCCTTCGAGTACCTCGTGCCCGAGGAGCTGGACGACTCCCTCTCCAAGTGGGAGCAGGACGTGCTGGAAGGGTGGACCGAGCTGTGAGCAACCTCAACGCTGACCAGCGCGGCGCTCTGGCGCGACAGGGCATCGAGCCCGACGACTACGAACTGCGCAAGGCCAAGGTCCGGATCCGGATCATGGGTGACTTCATCTCCCGCAAGGACCTGAGCGTCGAGCGGTTCGAGCAGTCGCTGTTGGAGTGGTTCGAGCGGGATCTCGAAGAGATCAGCTCGTCCATCCTGGACCGCAAGGTGCGCGTCACGGTGGAGAACCAGCATGACTGAGCTGATCCCGGTCATCTCAGATCTGCAGGCCCCCTACCAGGACAACCGGGCTGTGGCTGCGGTGGCAACGTTCATCGCTGACCGCAACCTCAACTCCGTCTGCGTCGGTGACGCGATGGACGCCCCGCAGATGAGCCGCTGGCACCGTGGTGCCAAGGGTGAGTTCACCGGGACGGTGGGCAAGGACCGCAACACCACCCTCGGCCTACTGCGGGACCTGCGGGTGAAGCACCTGACTAGGAGCAACCACGATGACCGGTTGGAGAACTACGTCCGAGAGTTCGCCCCGGCCCTCTACGGAGACCCGGAGCTTCCGGAGTATCGCTTCGAGAACTTCATGCGACTCGACACCATCGGGTGCGAGTTCCACCGTGAGCCCTGGTCTCCTGCTCCCGGCTGGCTTCTCCTCCACGGGGATGAGTCGGGGCTGTCCCAGATCCCCGGCACTACGGCGATGGGGCTGGCCAAGAAGACGGGCATGTCAGTGGTGTGCGGGCATACCCACCGGCTGGGCCTGCAGCACCAGGGCGCAGCGTTCGGGGGCAAGGTTCTCCGTCAGCTCTGGGGGTTCGAGGTGGGCAACCTCATGGACCTCAAGAAGGCTACGTACCTCAAGGGTGGCATCGCCAACTGGCAACAGGGGTTCGGGATCCTCGCCGTGGACGGCAAGGACGTGACCCCCATCCCGGTCCCGATCAAGGACGGCAAGTTCTACTTCGACGGGAAGGTCTGGAAGGGATGAGCCCCAACGACATCCTCCACCGGTTCAAGTACCACCGACCGGACGCGGAGAAGGCTGAGCGGCACCAGTTGGTCCGAGACCAGGTGCTGGCCCTGGCCACGGTCCTGAACGCTGTCCTGCCCGATGGCCGCGAGGCCTCGCTGGCCATCACCAAGCTCGAAGAGGTCATGTTCTGGTCCAACGCGGCGGTGGCCCGCTCGTGAAGCGTCTGCCTGAGTTTCGGATCTGGAAGAACCGTCAGACGGGGGAGTGGTACCTCGCTGCCCCCGGGAACATCGTGGCCTCCTGCCCCAGCCACCGGGCGGCGGTGGCCATCATGGACATCTGGCATGACGACCGTCGCTGACCGGTTCATCCGTCGAGCAGCGCGCCGGGTCCACGCCAACTACTCCGAGTTCATCGAGCTTGAGGACTTGGTGCAGGAGGGTGCGATCTGGGCGCTGCACAACGAGGCCACGATCGAGCGGCTGCTGGGCGGGCCGGTGCTCTCACCGGCTCGCTTCATGGCCACGGTCATGGCTCGGATGGACAGCGTGGCGATGGACGCCAAGGCCATCGTCAGCGGCTACGAGGAGAGCGCCCTCTACCTGGACCGGATGGTCGTGGTGGAGCTGGCGCTGACCCAGCTCTTCAACGAGGTGGGGGAGCAGGACCACCCCGAGGGCTGGGCCAGCGTGCTCGACGACGTTCAGCGGGCCTGGAAGGCCGCAGGGCTGGACGAGAGCACCCAGTGGGTCCTCGGGGCCAGGTACGCCGCGATCATGCCGGAGAGAGCCACCGGTGACCTCCTGGGCCTATCGAAGACCACCGTCCACCGCAGGGTCCGTCAGGGCCTGCTCGCGGTGGCCAAGCAGTTGACCACCACCACAGACCTGCTCCGCAAGGGCGGCTGCTACATCGACGCCCCCCATCGGGGCGTCTTTCCGGAGGAACCGTGAAGCTCACCCTGTCTGCACCGGCCCTGTGGCCGCTGTGCATCCTGACCACGATCGTGTTCGTGGTGCTGCGACTGACCGACCACATCGGCTGGCCCTGGGTCTGGGTCCTGTCCCCGCTCTGGATCGGCGTCGGCCTGATCTGCGTGGTCATCGCCTGCGTCATCGGGTTCGTCGCGTCGGCACCGAGCAAGCTCCGCTGGCGGCTCTCGTGAGCGAGCCCCTGACTCCTTCCGAGAAGGAGATGGAGTGGTACGAGTCCCAGTGGTGGGAGGAGGCCCAGAACGCAGCCGAGGAGGCCGAGGGCCTCGTGCACTTCCTGGGTGACTTCATCGACCACTACGCCAAGGTCGTCCGGGTCAGCCGGTTCACCGACCAGGCGGTCGAGCGGCTCTCCGCTCTGCACCAGGTGCGCGAGTCCCTGGTCCACGCCTGGGGTCTGAACCCTGCGTTCACCGGCAAGGGTCAGCCCTACTAGCCGAAGACGACCGTCCTGCGGTCCTCTGCCAGCCAGATCGGCTGGCCGTGATGTCTGGTGGCCTGGATGGCCTGCCAGAGGCTCTCGCGGCCAGCCAGGGGCAGATCAGCGGGCCTCCTGATCCGTCGCACCACCGGCACACCAGCCACCAGCAACTGAGGAGAGTCGTGGACCGCCCTGACTGGGACCACTGGGCGATCGGCGTCGCCCAGGCTGTCGCTCTGCGCAGCGACTGCCTCCGCAGCAAGGTCGGTGCGGTGATCCTGGACCGCGAGCAGCGTGTCGTCAGCGTCGGCTACAACGGCTACCCCAGCGGGAAGGCCGCTTGCGGCAGCCAGCAGGGCTGTCCCCGTGGCCGTACCTCGGTGGAACTTCTGCCCCACGGGAGCTCGTACACCAGTCCGGGGATCGGGCGCTGTCGGGCAATCCATGCCGAATCGAACGCCGTCCTCTACTCGGACCCGCTCCGCAGGCACACGCTCTACGTCACGCGGGAGCCGTGTGATGGGTGCTGGGACCTTCTTGCGGGCGCGGGCCTTGCGCGCGTCTGCTGGCTGGGTTCGTCGGGTTTTCTCAGTGACCACCTCTTCGTCAGCGGGTATCAGTCCCCGCTTGCGTAGGTCTCGGATCGCACCGGTCACCGAATGCTCGCCGTTGGTCATGTTGTACCCGGCGACATGCTTCTCGCCCCGGTACACGTCGCACCCGTTCCGCCCGGGGATGATCTCTAGCCCCAGGTCCTTGACCGCAGCCTGTAGCTCGCGCGCCGCCTTCTTGAAGCTGCTCACCGGTGACTCCTCGTGATCGGGTGGTCGCTCGCTCTCACGTTACCCAGTGGACGATCAGTGTGGCCGGGGTGGACAACAGGAGACCTGGCCCAGGCCAGTAGCCGACACCGTGTCGTCTCCCGCTGAGGTACTTGGCCCGTACCCGGCGAGGCGGGGGAGTCGGTGAGTTCTCGTCCAGTCCCCGCGTGGTCATGCAAGGCCAGGAGCTGACGCGCGCACCTCCCTCCCCCCTTACCCCCCGGAGGGGATCTCGGAGCCCACCCGAAGCGATGGCGGTCAGCCATGCGGGCTGTGCCACTTCTGCCCGGAGGCGTGCGTGGGTTAACCCTGGCAGTTGAGTGCCGGGCAGGGTAAGGTGCGAGCTGTCTCTGAGGGCCGCCAAGCTTTTGAGACTGCTCGATCCCGGACTCCCTAGTACCGGGACTCCCCTCTGGGGGAGCACGCTTCGGGACGACGGTGTCCCGGGGCAAACTGGGTCAGGTCAGCCCGTGTTGCCTCCTGCGTGGGTACTGGGCGTGTCGCGGGTCCTTGTCGGACTCTCCGCGTACACTCTTGAGTAGCACCTGCAGCCACCGATCCTGGTTCGTAGGTGGAAGGCCCTGGGGGTTCCAGCCCCGGGGCCTTCGTCTGTTCCAGGGAACCTAGCGGATCACCGGCACCCTCCGTGGGAGGTGCGTGTCGTAGCGTGTCGCGGGTGACCGAGATCCTCAACGACTCTCGCCAGTGGTGCGGCAAGTCCTACCCCTGGGACGACGAGGGCAAGGCCTGGACGATCAAGTCGGGGACCAAGGACGGGGACGACTGGGTCGTCATGGTGACCCAGTTCATCTACGCGTCCGGGGTGCTGATCCGGTACGGCGACGACCTGGGTGGCTTCAACTTCTACAGCGACCGCTGGTGCTACCACCTGCCGAGCGCGGCCTTCGCTGCCGCTGAGGCCTGGGATCCGGAGACCCAGGACGAGCCCGAGGGGTGGCACCGGCACCCTCAGAGCGGGCGTCGTAGGACCAACGGTGACCCCCGCGAGGAGTACGTGGCCCCGTGACTCCCGACGAGGTGCGCTACTGCGCCGTCTGCGGGTACGTCCTGGACCACACGTTCATCGACGGGGTCCACGAGTACCTCCACCTCCACTTCCGAGGTGATGACCACCTGGCCGTGCCAGTCCTCCGCGAGGAGCTGGCCCACATCAACGAGTGCTGCGACATCTGCGAGCAGGAGCCGGTCACCCACGAGTGGCCCGCCACTGACTTCGAGCCCTACCCAGGGCTCGGTGCCGTCTCCGTGGGGGCGTGGGCGCTCTGCGTGGACTGCGCCCCGCTGGCCGCGCGGATGAAGATGGGTGCCCTCGTGACCCGGGCGATGAGGCGGAACCGCGAGCATGGTCGCCGCGATCCGCGAGTGGCGTTCGCAGAGGCCTACGAGAGGCTGGCTCAGCACGTCACCGGACCTCCGCGTCCGGTGCGGGGAGACGTGCTGCCGAGGGGGCTGAACTCGTGAGCTGGTACTGGTGGGTTGCCCCGGCGATCAGTCTGGCCATGCTGGGCTGGGCCTTGGTGGCCATGCGCAACTCACGGAGGTAGGACCACTCCCCCGGCCTTCTCAGGGGCGCATGAGTAGTCAGCTACTCAGTAACGATCATGGTGGGGGAGCGTCGGGCCAGCAGCTCGCGGCGGGCCTTCTTCGTGGTGGCGAACCAGGTCTTGCGGGTCCAGGGCCAGGCCGGGTCGAACCGGACGCGCCAGTCTCCCCGGCAGGCGACCCAGGTCTGACGCAGGTGCATGGCGTAGTCCCGCTCGTAGCGTCGGTCCCTCCAGACCGGGCTGCTCACACCGACCACTCGGGACGTTGCTGACCCTTGCGCCGGTAGACGACGTGCTCACCGTCAGGCCCCCTCAGAGGGGCCTCGGCTGCGACGGACACCGGAGTTCCGCTCGGGTCCTTGGGGCAGCCCACTCGGTGGCCGCTGACCATGTGGCAGACCTGGCACTCGTCCGGGTCGGGTGCGAAGGCGGCGTCGTCGTCGGGGTCCACGCGGCCTGCGGTCTCGGCCTCGGCGTCCAGCTCGCGGCTCACGAGGAAGTCCCGGCGAGGTGCCAGCACGGCCGCAGCGTTGCGACCGGCGAGGTCGAACATCCGGTCTTCGACCTCGTCCAGGGCGGCGCTCAGCTCCCGGAGGTAGTACTCCATGTCGTGCCTGACGGCCTCGTCCAGGTAGCCCCGGCCCCTCCACTTCTCGATGTCCACCGCGATGAACACGAGGAGCTGGCGGATCCTCTCGGAACCCTCCTTCTTGTCCATGCCCCGACTCCTCTTCTGCTTGACTGACCAGGTGGCGAGACTCCCCACCCCCCGGGGGGCGGATGGGCAGAGGAGCCCCGCCATGAGCGGGACGGAGAACCGTCAGGGGTCGAGATTCCGGTTCCCCGTCCCGCCCCCTGAGCCTATCGGTTCTGTGGGGTGTGTGCCGAGGTCACGCGAGGATGAGCCGCAACTCTCTGGCCGCGCCCTTGAACAGCTTGTCCACGTTCTGCGGGGTGCAGCCCATGCGGGCTGCGATCTCGGTTCGGGACTCCCCCGCGAGTTTCCCGAGGATCACCTCGGCCTGGCGCTCAGGGAAGGTCCGCGCGAGTTTGCGCAGCCACTCCCCCTCCTCGTGCTCGATCACCTCGTCCTCGGCTGAGACGGTGCTGCCCATCGCGTGGTTGATCATGGCCTGCTGGCCAGGAGACATGTCCGCGTCCATCCATGCGGAGATCTCCGGCTCGCGCCGGTGACCGGCAGCGCCACTCTCACGGTGGGCCAGCGACTTGTCCTCCACCACGACGGCGAGGATCCGGCGCTTGATGATGTAGCTGGCGACTCCCTTGAGGTCGTCCCCCGGCTTCTTCACGGTGGCCTTCCACAGGGCGATGTTCGCTTCCTGCATGAGGTCTTCGAGCGGCCACCGATCCGTGCGGTACTGCTGCGCCAGGCGGCGCACCAGGCCCCGGTGGCTGGCGATGACCTCTTCGGGAGTCACGCTGCGTCCTGTCGTCGGGCCAGCTCGACGCGGGCCAGGTGGTCCCGCACCGTGCGTCCGATGTGCGACTTGCACGCCTCCCCTGCTGGGGAGAGGCAGCGCGGGCACTCGAACTGCAGGGTTGGTCGGGGGATGGGTTTCTTGCCGCTGTTCAGCTTGCGCTGGTCCACGTAGCCGTGCTGCTCCTTGAGCTGCTCGTGGGCCTTGACGTAGAGGCTGGCGAAGCGTTTCGGGTGGCGCTTCTTGAGCACCACTCCGGCGACGTAGGTGCGCCGGTTCGCCTTGCTCGCAGGATCCAGCTCGCGGAGTTTCTTGGTGATCTCCTTGTACTCCTGGCGGTAGATCAACCGCATGGAGCGGTTGGTCCACGAGATGGCCCGGTGCTGGATCTGAGCGGCGGTGAGCATGTCAGAACGGGGTGTCCGACCACGCCTTGTAGGACTCCCAGCCGCAGGCCGCGTAGCCCGCGATGTCCACGGCTGTGTCCTGGGTCATGTTGTTCACGCCGCGTGCGACCTTGAGCAGGATCATCATCTGCGCCACGTCGGAACCCATGATGTTGTGGAACCCACGGTTCTGCCGGAAACGCAAGTAGGAACTCCACAGTTCCGCGATGCGCTCGAAGTTCTCGGTGGGGGTTCCGTAGTGGATGTTGCGGTCACCGTGGATGGCGTCGTGCGCCGTCTGCAGGATCTCGCCACGAGGCGTGACCTGTTGCGGCGCAAGCGTTTCAGACACGTTCAGTCCTCTGTTCCTGAGTAGTTGTGTGGTACCCACCGCACATGTTGCAGTAGTAGACCCGCTGGGGTTCCCAGTCGTCCCCGCTCGGGTGGCGCGCGGCGTATCCTTCGATCTTCACGGCTCGGATCTTGGCGTCGAGCTCCGTCGTGTAGCGGAACTTGCCTGTCCTGCAGCGTTTCATGCGTGCCTCCTTTCACAGGGGCAGTTCGGGTGGATGCACCCAGGAGCGATCCCGGTGTCCATGTGGATGTCGAACTTGTGCCCGCAGTCCGGACAGGGCAAGTCGATGGGTTTCGACAGGGAGAGGATGGTTTCCTTGAGTTTCGCGGCCGGGTAGACCTTCACGACACCAGCGATGGGACCACCGAGAGTGGTCGCCGCCTTCACGGCTTCCTTGTCGGTGGAGTAGAACCCGTACGCCAGCGTCAGGTCGTCCAAGGTGGCTCCGAAGACCCACCACGGGCGAGCCTGCAACAGCTCGTAGGACGCCTTGAGCAGGGCGTCGGCCAGCTTGTCGGCAGACTCCCAGTCCTGTTCGAGCAGAGCGGTGATCTGCTCGCGCTCGTCCTTGCGTGTGCGGATGGCCACGACCACCCCTCCCCTCGTACGCTACTCAGGAGCGCAACGCGCTCCCCCTCTGACGCACATCCTACATGCACAGAGAGGGAGCACGCAACCCCACTGAGTGACAGCTCAGCTCGCCGGGCTCCCGGCGCTCGGGCGAGACGCTCGCACGTCCTGCTCGACCAGGGCCAGCCTGGTGTCGATCCCGGCCAGCTTGGCATCGACCACATCGAACCGAGCCTTGAGACGGTCCTCCGTGGCCCGCACGGTGGCCTTCATGGCCCGCCACTGCAGGCCACCCACGATCACCAGCAGACCAGCGATGATCGACAGGTCACCGAGCCCCAGCGTCACGACTCGTCCTCTGCGAGGACGTGGGCGGTCTGGCCCACCTCCACGGTCAGCTTGTGGCTCACGACTGCGCCGTTGGGCCAGCCAGCCACGGCCAGCTCGGTCGCCATGCGGGCCTCGGCCCCCGAAGAGGCCTGAAACGTCACGATGGCTGTGTACTCGATGGGCGAGAGCTTCATCGACCCACCCTCCCGGTCGGCTGGGAGCAGTCCATCTTGTGCTGCCCCACCATGTGGCACTGCGGGGAGCGGCTGTCCTTGGTCATCTCTCTCACCTCTTCTTGACTCACTGCCAGTCTGGCAGCTTGCCCCGCCCACGTCACCAGGACGTGGACGAGACGAGCGGTCAGTCCTGCAGCTTGAGCTGTTCGAGCAGGAACGCGGGCACGTCGGCGTTCATCCCCGTCTCGGGGTCGCAACCGATGAGCACGCAGTCCCCCACCAGGTAGTCCCCCGGGACGCGGTACGACTGGGGCAGGAGGAACTCCCACACGGTGTCGGCGCGCTCGTTGAGCGGCAGGCCTTGGATCTTGCCCTCCTCGTTGGCGAAGAACGACACGTTGTCGTGCTCCACCGGGACGACCTGGATGTACCCGCCCACGAGCTGCTGCAGGTGCCCCAGCGCGTCCCGTTCGGTCACGTCCACGACGTGCATGGGGATCTCGATCTCGGCAGGGATCACGATGGCCTTGGTCATGTCTCTCACTCTCCTTCTCGGTTGGCTGAGTTGCCAACGCACCCCCCAGGGATCCTGGGGAGCACGCAAGCGGCTCAGAGCTCGGAGTCGTCAAACTCCTCGTCGTCCTCGTCCTCGTCGTGCAGGTGGCTGCTCGGGCAGTGGTCGTAGTCGCGGCGGGTCCAGGTGTCCCCGCAGGCCTCGCAGGTCAGCTCGTCGTACTCCCCCGCTTCGATCGCCTGCAGGACGTACGAGATGTCCTCGCGGGAGTTGGTGCCCTCGAAGAGCGCGTTCGCACCAGCGGACGGGAGACCCAGCAGGTCGCACGCAGCAGTGCTGACGTGGACCTCCTCGGTGCGCCCGAAGGCTCCGGGCATGATGACCTGGGTGACGGCGATGCTGTCCTCGTTCGGGTCCTCCTGGACCCACTTGACGCCGTTCTTCTGCGACAGCTCGACGGTCCAGCCTGCGAAGCACATGCTCGTGCCGCAGCGCCAGTGGTTCTGGTCCCACGTCTCGGGGTGCGCGTCGATCTGGTCGAGCACGCTGTCGATGAGGGGCCAGTTGGTGGTGCTGGTGGTCATGTCGTTCACTCCTTCTCACGGTTTGACTCACTCGGCTGAGTGGCCAACGCAGCGGGCAGGAAACTCCTGCCCACCACGCAAGCGGCTCAGAACCAGCGGTGGCTCAGCATGTACCCGCCGTCGTGGTCGAGACCGGCACCACGGGTGATCTCGGGCTCGACTTCCTGCGCGGAGAACAGGGCTCGTCCGAGGCTGTAGACCACGAGGAACCCGAGGTCCATGCCTCCCCCACCCATGAACAGAGATCCATCCTTCAAGCGTCGAGCGCCGATCACGCGGGCAACGTGGCCCGTGATGTCCCAGATCTCGCCGTGCACGATGGCAGCGACTTCGATCTTGCGACCCGCCTGGGTGAAACCCTGGTGGATGGTGGTCACGGTGTCCCCGGGCTTGAGCCACGAGCGGAGCAGTTCCTTGGACTCCGCGACCTCTTCGGCGGTGTACTTGGTCATCTCGTCTCACTCCTCAGTGTGCTTGTGTGGCAGTCGGTTTCGGCTACCAACGCGATGCGCACATCCTACACCAGGACGTGCGCACCACGCAAGTGGTCGAACTCAGCGAGCGAGCAGCTTGTTCAGGATGGCCACGCGGTAATCCTTCACGACCTCGGCCATGATCCGCTCGTGGTCTTCCTTCGGGAAGATCACGGAGTCAGCGGACTCCCACTGGTAGCCCCAGTGGCACACGTCCTGGTGGGAGTTGTAGCTGTTCCACAGCCACTCGTCGTTCACGACCTCGGTCGAGTCCTCGTAGGTGAACTCCACACGTTCCAGGTCCTGCCGGATGTCCGGGAGGACGTAGTCACGGCTGTCCTGCCAGACCTCTTCGGACAGAGCCGAGTGGTCTTCCTCGTCGTACAGCGGGTACTCGTCCAGGCCACGGATGATGTCCTCCACGAGAGTGGGGACGCCACGACCCGCAGGCAGGGCCAGGGCCATGCCGTCGTGCCCAGAGAACCCGATCTCCACGAAGGTGTCCGGGAAGTCGCGCAGCAGGGCACGGTGGTTCGACCGCTGGATGTCGCTCGATCCCCCGGAGTACTCACCCCAGGAAGTCGCGTCGATCACGTAGAGGTCGGGGGCCTGGTAGGACAGCAGGGGTCGCACGGCAGACCACGAGTAGGACGAGCCAGGCTGCGGGAAGAGGTCCCCCCCGTTCAGGCTGTCGTACTCCGACCAACGGTGACCCGTGAGCCCGTACATCTCCTCGGCCATAGTGGCAGGGAAGGTGAGACGGTCAAGGGTGATGGTCATATCTTTCACGTCCTCTCACAGACGATCCCAGAAGCCGCTGGGTGCGGTAGGCCAGAAGGCCAACGCGATGACGCACATCCTACACGGAAGTGCGTCATCACGCAAGCTCTCAGGTCAGGCTTTCTCGCAGTCCCAGGCATTCGCACGGGAGAGCTCTTCGTCGTTCTCGGTCCACGTCAGGCAGTTGTCACAGCGGGAACGTCCGGAAGGCCACGACACCCAGCGGTGCCCGTTGTCGTACCGGTAGAACCCTGCCTCTGCAGGGTCGTTCTCGTTCACCTCGTACACCCAGCCTTCGGGAGTACGTTCGGTGATCCACGAGACTGCAGCTTCGATGGTCCACGCAAGGGACTCGTGAGAGGCCGAAGCGGATTCGATGTCGAAACCATCGGTGCCTTCTGCTTCGAGGTTGCCCACGAAAGCGTCACGAGCACCACGAAGGTCTGCCGCCATGCCTTGTGCCTGCGATTCCTCGGCGTGGCCAGAGGCCACGAGGTGCATGATGGCGAGGCACTGGCCATCGGCCACGTCCTGGGGACGCATGGTCCCAGAGCGGGTGATGATCGGGTAGGTGCCGTCGAAAACGGTCATGTCTAGTCACACTCCTGATGTCAGTTGAAAGGGGCATCGAGGGCACGAAGATGGACACCCTCCGTGGATAGGCGTGATCTTGTGAATCACCCTAGAGCCGTGGAGCGCGTTGATCCTCGCATCGCGCCCTCTCTTGCCCCCGTCACGTAGACGGGGCGTGAGAGGAAAGATCGCTGTTGAGTTCTCAAGAATCGTGCAAGGTCGTCCGCTGTTCGGTCAGACACTGGCAAGCCAGCCGATACGACGTTCGCGTCATCCCCGTTGCATGAGTAGATCTTGGCACACATCCCACACCCTGTCAAGCTGGCCTCTCCCCCCGTGGTGCTGACAGCGTTCCTGCCCCACTAGGTGGGTGCTCGGTCGGCCGATCTGCTGGGTGAGCTGGCCCCGTGGGGCCTGCCCGCTTGCCTGGTGTGTGGAGTTGTGATCTTCAGAACCGATCACCGTTGCGGTGATGAGGAGGACTCTGCACCCTCCGGAGCTGGTGTGTCAACTCCACTCATGCACCGATGCCCTGAGCTGGGCCGATGCCATCGGTGGCAAGCCTGCGGAGCTTGCGGAGCAGGCGCGGCAGGGAGTCAGCCCGCTAGGGCTGCTGCTCTCATCCATCCCCCCCCCCGCAGCGACTCCTCCCCTGGACTGTCAGCACACGAGCGTGCTGCAGGACGGCTGGTGCTGGCTGGTGCCCCCTCTCCCCCACCTGGTGCCCACCTGGTGCGTGTCCTGCCCCGTCCCACGGGGCATGAGTAGGGCTCTACTCCCTGGTGAGCGGTGGGTGTGGGTGTGATCAGCCGGTCACAGGCTGGCATCACTGCAGGTCAGGGAGCTGAGGGTAGCCTACCCTTACCAGTCACCGTCCGTGTAACCGGAACCACAGTCCGTGACATCCCCATCGACCGGGGGATGCTTAACCGCGACCCCCACCCCTCACATCTAGAGTCTGCCGAGAAGATTTTTCCCGGTTGGTCGGGGGCATGTCGGGGCTGTGGACAACGGGCCGTCCTACACCTGCATCGTCGCAGGTCAGGGGGTGTTTCCACAGGGAGGCTCGGAGAGTCTCCGATCGTGGTCCAGAGAACTTGTATAGATGAGGGCTGCTTCGCTGCAGCCCCTCGCGCACAGCATGAGCCGGGTCGAGTTGAAGCCATCGACCCGGCAGGCCTCACGGCCTGCTGGTCACGGATGAGAGCCCGGCAGAGAAGCCGGGCATCCAGGCAGCTCCCAGGGTCGCTGCTTCCTCTTCATCGACTGGAAGAGCCGGGGCCTTGAAGCCCCGGGTATCCGGAGTACCCCTGGGAGAGCCGCTGCTGGCCCCTGAGGGCCGCTGAGGAGTGGTCTGGCATGAACCCCCAGACGAGGCCCTAGCGGGCCTCCTAGAGGCACTGGGGGCCGTAGAGGCCGGAGAGGGTCGTAGCCCTCATGGGACCGCGTCGTTGCCAGGTGTAGGACGGCCGCCGCCGCTCATGATCCAGCCCCGTTGCGTCGAGTGTGGGATGAGGGTCTGCATCAGGCAGACCCATGAGCGGGGGAGTGGGGCATGGGCGTCACCGCCGTCTGGTCCGACTCCGAGCAGGCCTTCGTGCCCGTGAGCGACCCCCCGTCGATGGAGCTGCAGTTGATCGGCCCCACCCGCGCTGCCCAGCTTCTGGGCCGCGAGATGGAGCACCGCGTCCTCGGCCAAGCCGAGCTCAGTGCTGCAGTCGATCCTACTCGGCCCGAGCTGTACCGGGGAGCACTCAACTCCCGCATCGAGAGCGCCCTGGCGCGTCTCGCCTAGAACGCCCTGTTGACCGGCGCTGGATGTGACCGGCCAGGGAAGGCCCCTCGGGGCCAAGTCGTGAAGAGGTCGATCCGTAGGTAACACCCCGCGTGCAAGAAGAACGGATGCCGCACCCCGGGGGACCTCACCCAACTTCGATAGGGGATACCCGTGGCGAATCGCCCGCAAGGCCTTTCTAAGGCAGAAGCCCAGAAGAAGGTCTTGGCGGGAATCGCTGCTGGCCTTTCCGTCGCGGAAGCCTGCGAGCAGGCTCAGCGCACCGTGAAGGCGCACGAGAACTGGCGTGCGACCGATCCGGACTACGCCCGTGCCGTCGATGAAGCCCGGTTCAACCGCGCCCAGGCAGTGAAGCAGGGCAAGGACGCCGATGTCTCCAACATCGACTTCGAGACCTTCTGCCGCGACTTTCTCAACCAGCCCCTCTACCCCCACCAGAAGATCTGGGTGGACGTGCTGGAAGGAAAGAAAGAGCCCGAGCTGCACGACTCGATGACGTACAAGCCGGGGGACAAGTCCCGGGTGCTCATCAACGTGCCCCCCAACCACGCCAAGTCGATGACGCTGACGATCCAGTACGCCCTCTACCGGCTGTGCATGGACCCCAACATCCGGATCATCATCGTCTCCAAGACCCAGCAGTTGGCCAAGGACTTCCTCTGGGCCATCAAGCAGCGACTCACTTCTCCGAGGTGGGCCGCGCTACAGGCCGCGTTCGGTGGCCCCAACGGGTTCAAGAGTTCCGAGAGCGGCTGGTCCGCCGACCGCATCTACCTTTCCGACGAGCTGCGAACAAGCGGCGAGAAGGACCCCAACATCCAGGCCATCGGGCTTTCCGGCCAGATTTACGGGGCAAGAGCTGATTTGATCATCGTTGACGACGCGGTGACCCTGACCAACGCCGCCGAGTACGAGAAGCAGATCCGCTGGCTGACCCAGGAGGTGGCCTCCCGTCTGCCCGGTGCCGGTGGCCGACTGCTGGTGATCGGCACCCGCGTGGCCCCGGTGGACCTCTACTCCGAACTCCTCAACCCCGACCGGTTCATCTCCGGCAAGAGCCCCTGGACCCACCTGGCCATGCCAGCGGTCCTGAGCTACGCCGAGGATCCCAACGACTGGGAGACCCTGTGGCCGGTGGCCCAGGAACCCTGGGACGGGTCGGAGAACGCGGAGCCCGACGAGAACGGGAACTACCCCCGCTGGGACGGCTACCACCTGAGCCGGGTCCGGGACCAGATCCCAGCCCGCATCTGGGCTCTGACCTACATGCAGCTCGGGGTGAGCGAGGACAGCGTCTTCGACCCGATCTGCATCAACGGCTCCCAGGACAAGCGCCGCCGTCCCGGCCTACTGGTGCCGGGTGCGATCGACCACCCTCGCCGGGGGATGGAGGGGCTCTACACGATCCTCTCGCTCGACCCCGCGATGGCCGGTGACTCCTTCGCCATCGTCATGGCGGTGGACCGCCAGACCCAGAAGCGGTACGTCCTGCAGGCCTGGGTCCAGCACAGCCCCACCCCGGAGTGGATCCGCAACCTCATCAAGAGCGTGGCGGTGGAGTACTCCGTCAACGAGGTCGTCGTGGAGACCAACGCCTTCCAGCTCTTCCTCTTCCACGACCCCGAGGTCAACGAGTTCCTCCGTCAGCGGGGGATCCGGATGCAGCCGCACTACACGGGCCGCAACAAGCAGGACCCTGATTTCGGCGTGGCCTCCGTCGCCCCGCTGTTCGGGTCCACCCGAGGGGTCAACGACGGCGCGGGCCGCAAGGTCCACTCCGGTGACAACCTGATCCACCTTCCCCGGGTCGATGACAGCGAGGGCCTCAAGGCCCTGGTCGAGCAGCTCATCACCTGGCAACCGGGGGTTCGCGGGAACAAGCTCAAGATGGACGGCCCGATGGCTCTGTGGTTCGCGGAACTCCGCGCCAGGGAGATGTTGCACGTCGGCAAGAACATCCAGCACTTCACCAAGAACCCCTACGCCTCCAAGCGCGACCGCGCTTCGAGGGTGGTCGTGCCGTTGGCCGACTACGGCAGCTACACAGGCTAGGAGGCTCTGTGGCTTACGACGAAGCAACCGCGCTCACAGCGATGCAGCGGATACTTCCCCGGGTCCAGGCCCTGCAGAACCGCTACGCCCAGCGCGACAAGCGCGCTGCGGACGTGCAGGCGGTTCGCCGTGGGGACTTCGACAAGGTCGCCCCGGACCTGTTCTCCGACGACTGGCCCCGACCCATCGTGGCCAACACCGTGGACCAGACCGCGCGAGACATCGCTGCGGTCCTGGCCCCGCTCCCGTCCTTCAACTGCAGCAGCAGCTCCATGCTGGGGGACCGGGCTCGCAAGTTCGCGGACAAGCGGACGAAGATCGTGAACGGCTACATCCAGCAGTCGCGCCTCTCGGCGCAGATGTCGCGGGGTGCCGACCAGTACATCACCTACGGGATCCTCGCCTTCTGCGTGGAACCCGAGTTCGAGGGCAAGACCCCTCGGATCGTGGTCGAGGACAGTGCGGGCATGTACCCCCTCTGGGACCGCTACGGTCGCACGGTGGCCGTGGCCCGGGTGTTCTACCGGGACCAGCTCGAACTGATCGCTGAGTACCCCCACCTGGCGAACAAGCTCAAGGCCCCCGGTGTCGCCGTGGGCTCGCGGCTGGTCAAGGTCATCAAGTACAACGACGACGACTACTGCGCCCTGTGGTGCCCCGACGCCCAGGACTGCCTCTTGGAGTTCGGGCCGAACCCCCTCGGCAAGTGCTGGTACGTCTGCATCAAGCGCCCCGGCCTGGACGAAGAGGTGCGCGGGCAGTTCGATGACCTGATCTGGGTCCAACTGGCGCTCAACCGGTTCCAGATGCTCGCGCTCGAAGGCGCGGACACCGCCGTGCGGGCTCCGCTGGTCGTCACCCCCGACGTGGGGGAGATCCCCGTTGGTCCTGGTGCGGTCATCCGCGCCCAGGGTGGCGTCAACTCGGTCGGTCGTGCTCGACTCGACCTGCCGCCCCAGACCTGGCAGGGAGTCCAGTACCTCAAGAGCGAGCTGACCGGTGGCATCGCAGGTGCCGACGCGCGCAACGGGCAGGTGGACGCCAGCGTCATCACCGGCAAGGGCGTCCAGCAGCTCATGGCCGGGTTCTCCACCATGATCTCCGATGCGCAGGTGCAGTTCCAGGTGGGCCTGGAACTCGTGGCCCAGAAGTGCTTCGAGATGGAGGAGAAGCTCTGGCCCAACCGGGAGCGGACCATCCGGGGCAACGACTCCGGTGTGCCCTACGAGATCACCTACGTGGCCTCCAAGGACATCAAGGGCGACCACACGGTGGAGTGCACCTACGGGATGCTCGCCGGTCTGGACGCCAACCGCGCCCTGGTCTACACCCTGCAGGCCCAGGCCGCTGGCCTGCTCTCCAAGGACTTCTCCCGCCGTCAGCTCCCGGCAGGCATCAACGCCGCCGAGGAGGGCAAGAAGATCGAGGTGGAAGCCATGCGGGACTCGCTCCTGCAGGCCATGTCGGCCCTGGCCCAGTCCACCCCGCAGCTCATCGCCAACGGCCAGGACCCCTCCCAGATCCTCGGGGTCGTCGCTCAGGTCACCGACGCGCTGCAGAAGAACAAGCCGCTGGAACAGATCGTCATGGAGGCCTTCCCCCCGCCCCCGCCCCCGGAGGCCGCGCCGGAGGCCCAGCAGCAGATCGACCCCCTGACCGGCCAACCGGTCGAAGGTGACGCCACGGGCTTCAACTCCTCGGGCCTTCCTGGCGAGATGCAGTTGGGACAGGCCACCGAAGGGCCGGGTGGACGCCCGGACCTGAATCAGTTCTTCGCTGGCATGACCCAGGGCGGTCAGGCCAACCTCGGCATGAGCGTCTCGCGCATGTCGCCCGCTCAGTAGGAGGTAGTTCATGGCAGGACGCGGTGGCTACCAAGCCCCAGCGAAACCTGCGGCGGTGTCTGGCCCCGGTGCGCTCTCGCAGCGCACCGACGGCCAGCCTGTCCGCGACATCACGGGAGGGGACTACGGGGACGCCTCGGAGTTCCGCAACCTGCAGCAGTCCGCGCCACTGGCCAAGGGACCGAACCTCAGCCGTGGGGGAGCCCAGGTGGGCACCCCCGCCCCGCAGGTCACCCCGTTCGGCGCAGCGAGCACCGAGCCCGGTACGCCGGTCACGGCGGGCGCGGAGATGGGCGCAGGCCCTGGCCTGAGCGCCATCGGTCTGGGCAACCAGAACTACAAGGACAACCTGGCGCAGGACAACGAGTACATGCGCCAGTACCTGCCCGCGCTCCTGTCGGCCACGACCGACGAGAACGCCTCGCCCAACTTCCGGCGCTACGTCCGGTCCCTGATCGCCCGCATGTGAGGAGCACCTCTTGAGTTTCTGGTCTCGACTGGGGGACGTGGGTCACAACCTGAACCCCGTGAACTGGATCCTCCCCTCCATCGCGTGGGGTACGGCTAAGGCGCTGGGTGACGACGACGTGGCCCTGCGGGCCACGCACGACTTCCAGGAGAACGTTCAGCGCGCCGGGAAGGTCGCTGACGCGACCGGCCTGGACACCGTGGCCGAGAAGGTCGGCCCCCCGCTGCACTGGCTCTACAACAACATCTGGAACCGCCCGGCCTCCACGCTGGCCCAGATGAACACCAACGTCCAGAACCACTCCCAGGGCATCGGGTCCTACGTGGACGGCGGGGAGTGGAAGACGGCCTGGGACAACTCCAACTGGTACTCCTCCGGGCAGGCCATCACCGACCACGCTGCTGCGCTCAAGCGGTCGCTGGGCCAGGGCCTCACCGCCGACCCCGACGCGCTGGACGCCCAGTACAAGCGAGAGTACGAAGAGTCCAAGGGCGAGCAGCGCAAGGCCTACTACATCGTCAACCAGTACGGGTTCGAGGAGGAGGTCGCTGAGAACGACCCCCGCCTGCAGGACCCCAAGAACGGGCCGCACAGCAGGAACGCCTCCGATGGTCTGAGCGGCGGTCTGGCCGGGAACCCCTACGCCACGCTGGAAGAGCGCAAGGCGTTCTACCAGACCACCTGGTCTGGGCGGATGACCTCCGGCTCGATCGACTTCGTCTCCAACATCGCAGCCGACCCGCTGAACAAGATCCTCCCGGGGATCGGCCAGGTCGGTAAGCTGAACCGGGGCGTGCTCACCAACGCCGACGAGCTGGGCAAGGCCCAGGCCGCGTTGGAGACCGGCGAGCGGGTGCGGGCGAGCAACTTCGACCAGGGCTCCCTGAGCGAGCGGGCCGAGTCGGCCTTCCGGGTCAACCGGTTCCGCGAGAACACCCTCAAGCTCTACGACCAGGTGGACAAGGCGGGTACCGCCGCCGAGGTCATGAAGCTGCCGATGTTCTTCAACACCGCCGACAAGGGTGCGCTGGCGTTCGCGTTCGCGCGAACCAACGCCATCGCGGACCCCACCGAGAAGCTCATGACGCGCAACAACATCATGGGTGCGATCACGGGGGACGCCACCGCGCTGCAGAAGCTGGCCACCGAGCACGCCGACCTGAGCGCGGAACTGCGTCGTCTCGGTGAGGCACCGGAGGCCATGAAGGCCCCGGAGCCCAGGTTCACCTCGGCCAACGCCGCAGAGCGGTCGGCCTACTGGATGGAGCAGGGGCGGATCGCTGAGGTCAACGCCAAGAAGGACGCGATCGAGTACCAGCTCGACTCGGCCAACGCGCTGTTCCGCAACGCCGGGGCCTACACCGACCGGGGTGTCCTGCCCGCGATCGTGCAGCGCGGGGTCACCGAGCTGCGCAACGGGCGGACCATCCTCAAGGACTCGGCCACCGGTCGCACGGTGCACGTCGTCAACGCCTTCGACACCGTCCGTCCCTCCTACATCAACCTCACCAACGTGGGGGAGGGCGCGACCCAGCTCCGCAACAACCTGAACCGGATCCCCAACGTCTCGCGCGAGCAGGTGGAGATCTGGACCAACGGGTTCCTCAACGCCCCCACCCGGGCCGCGCGGCAGTCCGTGGTCCACCAGGCCACCGAGGAGATGTTCTCCGCTGCCGGTCGCCAGTTCGGGATCTCGACCGAGAAGGTCGAGGAGATCATGAAGGTGGCGGGGCAGGTCTCCGCCGACGTGCGCAAGCAGCTCGACACCGGGCGACGGCTCTACTCGGCGGCGGACGGTCGCACCGCGACGGTCATCGACCACAACGGTGAGGCCATCGCCTACGACAAGCCGCTGCTGAACACGATGCTGGAAGACTCCACCCACATCCCCGACGCCGACCTCATCAACGCCACGGTGAAGGCGCTCAAGGACGTGGACCTGTCCAAGGGCGCAGGGGATGCCTACCAGGCCCGTGTGATGGCCAAGAAGGCCCTGGACGAGGTGACCGGGGCCTGGTCCTCGGCCATGCTGCTCCGTCCCGCGTACGGGCTCCGTGTGGCCGCTGACGACCAGGCCCGCACGCTCGCCCTGCTGGGCGGGCACGTCTACACCCAGACCGCGCTCGAAGGCATCAAGAACTTCGTGGGCAACTGGCGGCGCTACGCCTACAAGGACTTGCAGGCGGCGGGCGCTCAGCGCGCCGGGATCGACTACCGGATCCAGCGCCTGGAAGCGGAGATCAAGGGCCTGCGCAACGGTGGCCCGACGTGGCAGCAGACCGGCCCCAAGGTCAGCCGCGAGGAGTTCGAGAAGAACCCCGAGGTGCTCTACCACAGCAGCACCAAGCTCCCGACCGAGCTGGACAACACCCGGGGGATCTACACCTCCGACACCGAGGTCTCGGCCCAGCGGTGGGGGAGCCAGGCTGCCAACGGGTGGGCGCGTCCCTCTGGCGCGACCAAGGACGCCTTCACCCAGCTCCGCGAGGCCGCTCGGGGCAAGCGCCAGATCCAGCGTCGTCTCTCCGGGGGCAACTGGGTCAACACCCCGTTCTCCTCGGTCTCGGCCAGCGACATCGAGAACGGCCTGATCCGCTTCCGACCCAAGTCGGTCAAGCCGTCGAGCACCTCCATGACGGTCTACGGCCAGCCGCTGGACCTGCGCTCCTACGACCAGATCCCCGCCGACCTCAAGACGGCGATGGGCTGGCAGAACCGCGACGAGTGGAGGGCCTGGATCCAGAACAAGGTCCACCGCCAGGACCAGGACATCCTGCTCGACTACATGGAGTTCAACGGCTACGGGCGGGCCTACCTGGACCGGCGACTCAACGGGTCCAAGGACGAGATCCTCGTCAACCCGACCTACGCCAACTACGGCGGCAAGGATGCGTACGCCAGCCAGCACGTCTCCAAGAAGGGCGCGCGGATCGTCAACCGCCCCGACGCCAAGCGCACTGCGGAGATCCGTGACCGTCGTCGTCAGATCGCCAAGCTCGAACAGGACAAGGGCGAGGTGGAGGCTGCGCTGCTGCGCACCCGCAACGGCAAGCTCGCGCGCCGTCGAGACACCGCCGACAAGCAGTACATCGGCATGGCCCCGCAGTTCCACAACGGCCACCAGATCAACCCGTACATGAACCGCAGCGAGGCCGAGGCCAGCTTCGACCAGATGCTGACCCAGGGGCGTCCCTCCGACGCCTACGGGATCACGCTCTCGGAGGAGATGCTCAAGGATCTCCGCGCCAGCGGGGACTACGGCGTGGTGAACGGGGCGATGGCCAACTGGTCGCAGTCGATGGCTGCGGCCATCAACCAGTTCCGCAAGGACCCCGTGGCTCGCCGCATGATGGACGGCGGCACCGTCGCGGACATCCAGAAGTTCATGGCCGAGAACATCAACGCTCGCAACGAGTGGGCCAACTTCGCCAAGGACCCCCGCTTCAACGGGGACCAGGTGGGCTGGCTGCAGGCGGGCCAGCAGACGCTGGACCAGGTCTTCCCCGGCAACGCGATGGGTACCGAGCTGTTCGCTCTGGCCCGGGGGCGTGACGTCACTCCGGCTGACCTGGAACGGATCTTCCCGGACGCGGCCACCAGGCCCGACGTGCACGGCCCGCTCATGAACCCCTACGTCCCTCACCTGGGGCAGAAGTTCATGGACACCCAGCGCAACGTCATGACCAAGTACTTCGAGACCGTGGCCGACAAGCCCTCGCTGTACGGGGCGCGCAACCGGATCTTCACCGAGGTCTACCAGGACGAGCTGACCAAGATGGTGGACCGCTTCGGCGGGACAGCCGACAAGAAGGTCCCCTACGAGATCTTCCAGCAGTTCTCCAAGAACGCCGACGAGCTGGCCAAGAAGGCAGTGCGCGACACCCTCTACGACAACTCGGGGAAGATCAACCTCATCGACAAGATGCGGTACATCTCCCCGTTCGCGGGTGCCACGCAGGACGTGCTGGTGAAGTGGAGCCGTCTCTTCTACGACGACCCCACCCGCCTCTACAACTACCTCAAGGCAGGTCCCGCGTTCGACCGCCAGCAGGGCAACCTGACGGCGATGGACGACAAGGGCAACGGCTACTTCATGGTGCCCAAGGCCCTGCAGCCCTTCCTGGGCAAGGGCGTCGCAGGCAACGACTGGGTGATCCCCAAGGGGAACTTCAACCTGATCTTCCAGGGTCAGGGCTACGGCCAGTTCTCCCCGGGCTTCGGCCCGATGGTGGCCATGCCGGTCAACTCGCTCGTGATGCACTTCTTCCCAGAGTTCGGGGACAGCAAGGCCGTCTCGGCTGTGCTGCCCTACGGCATCAAGAACGAGGACATCGGGGGAGCGGTCCTGCCCAACTGGTGGAGGTACACCTTCGCCGCGATGGGCATCGGCAGCGCGGACGAGGTCAACAACGTCAGCGCCATGCTCCGCGCCAACGAGCAGGTCCGCTACGAGCGGGGCGAGCGGAAGACCTCGCCCATCAACAACCCGGAGTTCGAGGCTGAGTTGAAGAACCGGACGAGGAACTACTTCCTCACCCGGGCCTGGGACTCTGCCACCAGCCCGGTCTCGAAGCGCCCGCAGGACCAGTACTCCTTCTACCAGCAGACCTACCGTGAGTACCAGAAGGCGTACGAGGGCAAGACCGAGGTCGGCCCGGACGGGGAGACCAAGCCGGTTGACACCCGGATGAAGTTCCTGAACGACTACCCGGAGTTCGGGGCCAAGACCATCACGCTCTCGGAGAACACCACCGGCATCAACGCCTACGCCGAGGTGATGGACAACACCCGGAAGTTCGCCAAGGAGATCAAGGCCAACCCCGAGTTCGGCTACTCCCTCATCGGGGCCGAGAACCTCGGCGGCACCTTCGACTCCGGGGTCTACCAGTCCCAGCTCGCCTCGGGCAGTCGCCGGACCCTGGACCCCGACGACGCCCAGAAGCGGTTCGATGAGCAGATGGGCTGGGTGGAGTACACCAAGGCCCGGATGGCCGTGAACATGGAGCTGGAACGCCGGGGCATCACCAGCCTGGACGACAAGCGGGCGAGCAAGCTCAAGACCCGCCTGGGTGAGTACGTGGACGGGGAGCTTCGGGAGAAGTACCCGATGTTCTACGAGGACTTCAACACCCGCTCCTCGGCGGGTGCGAACACGTTCCTCAACTTCGCCACCAAGACCCTGATCCCCACGGTCGGCCACGACCGCATGGACATCCAGCTCTTGGAGGAGTACCTCGGCTCGCGCCGGATCATCCAGGCGGAACTGGCCAACCGGAAGTCGAAGACCCTGACGGCCAAGAGCAACTCCAAGCTGGCCGCGCGCTGGGACGAGTACGTCCAGGGCCTCATCGCCCAGGACCCCGGGTTCGAGCAGATGTACTCGCGCGACCTGCAGTTCGACAACATGAAGGGCGACTACTGAGATGCCGATCGACACCTCCGGCACCGAGGAAGACGAAGACCAGAGCGCACAGGACGAGATCGACGCTCAGAAGACCAGGATCGCCAGCCCCCAGCAGTCGCGCGCCGAGAACTTCGACGCCCGGGGGAAGACGACCTACAAGAAGGGCAAGCAGGTCCAGGCCAGCGCGCCGTCCTACCAGACGGTGGGGGCCACCAAGGCCCAGTGGATGACGATGACCCCGACCGAGCGGGCCAAGTGGGGCCAGCACCTGCTGGCGATGGGCATCATCACCGCCGCCCAGGCCACCGACCCCAGCACGCTGGCCAAGTACTGGTCGGCCTACGCCGAGGAGGCCGGAGCCTCCTTCGCGGCCGGGAACAAGAAGGCCTCCCCCTACTCGGTCTCTCTGGCCGACGGGGAGGTCATCAAGCTCCTCGGAGGAGTCGATGGTGGGACAGGGGGCAGTGGCGGGATCCCAGACGGGGACCAGACCACGACCTCCACCAGCTTCGACATCACCAACCCCGCCGAGGCGGCGTCGAAGATCCAGGACGTGTTCCGAGCGGCGTTCGGTCGAGAGGCCGCACCGGGTGAGCTCAGCCAGCTCGCCGCCTCCCTGCAGGAGGCCGAGTACGCCAACCCGGTGAACACCGACCAGGTGACCACCTACGCGGGCGGGAACGCCGTGGCGCAGAAGACCACCTCCACGGGCGGTCTGGACTCCACGTACTACCTGACCCAGAAGGCCAAGTCGGCTCCGGAGTACGGGGCCTACCAGGCCGCGACCACCTACGCCAACGAGCTGTTCAAGGCCATCGCATCTCCGGTCTGACAGAGAGGACCCCCCAGTGGCTGTGACCTTCGACGCCCTCTTCGCGGCCCTGGGGGGCCAGGAGTCGGGCGGTAGCTACGCCGCGACCAACGGTCGCACCGGCGCATCGGGCAAGTACCAGATCATGCCCGCCAACGTGGTGCCCTGGGCCAAGCAGTACCTCGGCCAGAACATCACCCTGCAGCAGTACAAGGGCTCGCCCCAGTTGCAGGAGTCGCTGGCCAAGGCGGTGTTCCAGAGCTACTACAACAAGTACGGGGAGCGGGGCGCGCTGAGCGCCTGGTACTCCGGTTCGCCCAACAAGGCGAACAACTACAACAAGTTCCGGCCCAACGAGCCCTCCGTGGGCCAGTACGTGGACCAGGTGCTGGGCCGGATCGGGCAGGGCAGTGGGTCACCGGGAGCCAGCGGCTCCCTGACCAGCATCCCGAACGAGGTCGTGGACAACACGGCCAAGGAGTCCCAGGTCGAGTCCCTCATCCCGAGCAACAGCGACAGCTACGCGATGATGAGCGCCGCCGTGGGGGCGGGCAACACCGCCCCCGGGATCGAGGCGGGTACCCGGGCTCCGGGGTACGACACCGTGGCGCAGGGCGCACAGCTCGCCAGCCAGGTGACGGCACCCAGCTCGGTGACGATCCCCTCCGTGACCGACGAGGGGACCTACAACCAGATCGCCGGGGTGGGTCAGGGGACCACCACAGGTGCACGAGCGAGCATCATCAACCTGGCCAAGCAGTTCCTCGGGACGCCCTACAAGTGGGGCGGCACCGCGCCTGGCGGGTTCGACTGCAGTGGGTTGCTCTACTACCTGTTCAAGCAGAACGGGATCACCATCCCGCGCGTGAGCTACCAGCAGGCCACCTACGGGAAGCGGTCGGCGGTCGCCAACCTGCAGGCCGGGGACCTGGTGGCGTGGGACAACTCCTCGCGCAACAACGGAGCCGACCACATCGCCCTCTACCTCGGCAACGGCCAGATCCTGGAAGCTCCCAAGGCCGGGGTGCCAGTCCGAATCCGATCCCTGGGCAAGGGGGACGCCTCCGCTTGGGGCGTCCAGATGAACTACTAGGAGACCCATGTCCGTCGAGACGACGACACCAGAACTGGACCAGGCCGAACTCGCTCGCCAGTACGGCTGGGCCTCCTCGGTCCTGAACTCTGACCCCGAGCTGCAGGGGCTGTTCAACACCGCAGTCGCGGAGACCTGGGACCCCGCCAAGTTCTCGGCCAAGGTGCGCGAGACCCAGTGGTACAAGACGCACAGCGAGAGCTGGCGTCAGAACGAGGTGCTCAAGCTCACCGACCCCACGACCTACGCCACCAAGCAGGAGCAGGCCAAGACCAGCTTCTACGCGATGGCCACGTCGATGGGTGCCGACATCTCTGGTGGGCAGGCCGACGCCCTGGCCCAGCAGGCCTTCGACCTCGGCTGGTCCGAGCAGCAGGTCCGCAACGTCCTCACCGGCTACATCAACATGTCCAGCCCGAACTTCGGTGGGGTGGCCGGTGCCGCAGCCGACCAGCTCCGGGAGTACGCCACCCAGATGGGCGTGCGGATGGACGACGGCTCGATCCAGAACTGGGCGCGCATGGAGGCCCAGGCCGGTGGCACCGGGGGCGGGGTGCAGATGGGCAAGCAGTTCATCCTGCAGAACGCCGTCTCGGCGTTCCCGCCACTGGCTCAGCGCCTGCAGGCGGGGGAGACCGTGGACCAGATCATCTCCCCGTACAAGCAGTCGATGTCGAACATCCTTGAGGTCAGCGGCGACAGTCTCGACGCCTTCGACCCCACCATCCGGGGAGCGATCCTCAACAAGAACAAGGACGGGTCTCCGGGGACCCAGAGCCTGTGGGAGTTCGAGAACAACCTCCGCAAGGACGCACGCTGGCTCAAGACCAGCAACGCCCAGAACTCGGTGATGAGCACCGCCCGCAAGGTGCTCACGGACTTCGGATTGGCGGCTGGCTGAGATGGCCACGGTGAGCAGGGGCACGCGCACGAGCGCGGGCCAGGAGCAGGTCAACAGTTCGCTGGGCAGTGGACCCACCCCGCAGCCCAACACCGCCGACGACCCCTTCGGAGGTCTGGCCGGGGAGGACAGGGACGCCTACGCGGCCCTGACCAACATGCTCAAGCAGTACGGGTTGGAGTCGCTGTCCGGGGTGGTGCTCAACTACATCCAGGACGGCTACAGCGAGGACACCATCTCCCTGCTGCTGCCCGAGACCAACGAGTACAAGCAGCGGTTCTCGGCCAACGACACCCGCAAGAAGGCGGGCCTGTCGGTCCTGACCCCTGCGGAGTACCTCTCCTTGGAGTCCAGCTACCGCCAGCTCATGCAGGCCGCTGGCCTGCCGGTGGGCTTCTACGACAGCAACGACGACTTCACCGGCTGGATCGCTGGGGACGTGAGCCCCACGGAGGTGGCGTCCCGGGTGCAGGTGGCCAGCGACCTGGTCAACTCTGCGGACAGCGCGACCAAGGACTACTTCTCCCGGTACTACTCCCACGGGGACATGGTGGCCTACGCCCTGGACCAGGCCAAGGCTGCGCCGATCATCCAGCAGCAGTACAAGAACGCTCAGGTCGGGGGCGCTGCTGCGGCCCAGGGGCTGAACGTCAGCCAGGCGACCATCGAGAACCTGGCCAAGCAGGGCGTCACCCAGAACCAGGCCCAGACCGGCTTCGGCTTCGTCGCCACCGAGATGCCGAACGCGAACAAGCTGGCCGACATCTACGGCCAGTCGCAACTCTCGACCGACGACCTCATCTCTGAGACCTTCTCCTCCGATAGTGCAGTGAGCGAGAAGCGCAAGGGGTTGGCCTCGCGCGAGCGTGCCACCTTCAACGGCAGCTCGGCGGCCAACAAGACCTCGCTGAACCGCGAGACCGCAGGACAGATCTGACACCAGCCGCTTCGTCGGCTGGTTGCGGGGGTACTGAGCTGAGACCCCCTGCTTCGACCGGGACGCCGGTCAGGGGTGAATGGACGGCGCGGTGAGCCGCGTCACTGGGGTTCGATTCCCCGGCACCCCGCCCCATCGAGGATCGACCGGCCCCTCGTGGCGACATCGACCGGTAGCAGGAGCCACTCCCACTTCCCCTGGTGACGAGTGCGGTCTGCGTTCTGCTGAGAACAGGGAGACAGCTCATCATGAGCGACTTCGACTACGACGACGACACCGCTGACGACACCCCGCTGGTGAAGCAGCTCCGCAAGCAGATCGCTGGGTTCGAGAAGAGCCAGAAGGAACTGCAGGAGCAGCTCAGTACCTTCCAGAAGGACACCCGGGACCGCTCGGTGAAGTCGGTACTCGAAGCACGGGGCGTCAGCCCCAAGGTGGCCGCGTTCATCCCGGCTGACAAGTCCTCTGCGGAGGACATCACCGCATGGCTTGAGGAGTACGGCGACGTGTTCGGGGCGACGGCCTCTGCGTCCACCCCGGACTCCCAGGTCGAAACCCCCGAGGCTGACGACGATCTCGTCGCCACGCTTCGGCGGATCCAGGGTGCTGACTCTGGTGCGGGTGCGGTCAACCTGGATGTCGAGACACAGGCTGCCGCCACGTTGGCCTCCATCGGAGCCAACGCCAAGACCTCTGAGGACTTCTTCCGCGCTCTCGCTGCAGCGCAGCGGAGCTGACGGTAGGGGCCTCATCCCCTTCCAGTAGAACGGACCAACGGTGGCTAACCAGTTCACCTCCGTGGCTACCAAGCCCGGTCTCTCCGACGCTCTCGTCCAGCAGGCCTACGACCTCGCGGTCTCCTGGGTTCTGCGTGAGATGCCCCAGTACCGCTCCTTCGTCTCGAAGCGCCCCGAGCGTCCGAGCATGGCCGGTGCCAGCATCGTCCTGAGCCTGTTCGACTACTTCGGTGACGCGGCCATTACTCAGGCCCTCACGCCGTTGAACGAAGAGCAGGACATCGACAGCACCAAGATGCCTCCGCTCAAGACGGTCACGCTGACCCCGAACGAGTACGGCTTCGCGGTCACCCGCACCAAGCAGCTCGCCCTCAAGTCCTTCGCGGACGTGGACCAGCCCATCGCTCGCGCGGTTGCGCAGCACATGGGTGAGGTCATGGACGAGCTCGTCCAGAACACCCTCGTCACCGGCACGCAGATCCTGCGTCCCTCGGCCCGCGCCACCACGGGCGCGGTCACCGCGACGGACAAGCTCACCGCTGGCCTCATCCGCCAGGCCGTCACCAAGCTCCGGGTCAACAAGGCCGTCCCCACTGCGGGCGACCTCTACCTGGCCGGTGTCCACCCGCACGTCCTGCACGACCTGCGCGAGGAGACCGGTTCCGGCTCTTGGCGTCTGCCGACCGAGTACGGCTCGCTCGACGCCTCGCTCATCAAGAGCGGCGAGATCGGTGAGTTCGAGGGCGTTCGCTTCGTTGCGAACACCCGCACCCGCAAGGCGGTTGACGGCGCGTCCGGTGCCACGGTCTACCGGTCCTTCATCTTCGGCCAGGAGGCCGTCGCTGAGGTGAACCTGGAAGAGCCGCACACGGTACTGGGTCCCGTTGTCGATAAGCTCAACAGGTTCCGTACGGTCGGCTGGACGGGCACGTTGGGCTTCGGCATCTACCGCCAGGAGTCCCTGCTCCGACTGGAAACTTCCAGCTCGGTCGCCAACCTCTGATCTGACTCGTAGAGAGGCCCTCATCGTACGCGGTGGGGGCCTCTTTTCGTATGGGGGAGAACCCACATGGGCAAGCGCCCAACGATCCTGCGGCGTGACTACACGCAGGACAACCAGCCCGCAGTCCTGGTCAAGGACGCGGCTGCTGCACCCATCTTCGACGCGACTCCGCGAACTTCCTGAGAGAGGTAACTCATGGCGAACAACCTCACCACCGTCGCCCTCAACCTGCTGCTCGACCTGGCCAGCGGGAAGACCTCGGCTGCTCCCTTCACCACTCCGGTCAAGGTGGCCCTGGTCACCAGCAACGGCACTGCCGGTGCCAACGGCACCGAGGTCACGGGCGGTTCCTACTCCCGCCAGAACGTCACGTTCAACTCCGCGTCCGGTGGCGCGGCCACGAACTCGGCTGCGATCTCGGTCACCAACATGCCCGCGACCACCGTCGTGGGCGTGGAGCTGTGGGACAGCGCCGGTACCCCGAAGCGCATCTGGTTCGGCCCGCTCACCGCGAGCAAGACGACCCAGGCTGGCGACACCTTCACCATCGCGGCTGGGGCGCTCTCCGTCAGCTTGGCCTGATCGGAGGTAGCTCATGGCGAACGCGCTGGTAGCGACGTTCGACAGCGCCTCGGACCTCTCCAACTTCGAGGCGACGGGGACCTGGACGGTCTCTGGTGGGGCGGCGGTTCACACCCGCGCGGCAGCCGCTGCGGACGCCCTGCTCACCTGGTACGCGCCAGGGAGCATGGCCGGGGCCACCCTCGTGGCCAACGTGACCTGGGCTCCGGACGCCCCGTCGGGGTACTTCTCCTACCTAGAGATCAACTTCAACGGCCAGCACCGGCTGGTGTGGGGCTTCGACGGGTTCGGGATCAACGCCAACGTCGAGGACGGTGGCGGCAACGTCATCAACTCGATGTACGTCGGTCACTACGACCCGAGCACGTACGCCTGGCTGAAGATCGAGGTCGGGCCGTACGGGGCTCCGACGTTCTCGTACTCAACCAACGGGTCCACCTGGACCACGGTCGTCCCGGACTACCCCTACCCCCAGCCGGACACCGCGCTGCTGAGCCAGCCCTCGGGGGTGCGCCTGGGGGCGGGGACCTGGCAGGCCGTCAGCCCTGCGCAGACGGTCCAGTTGAAGTCGATGGAAGTCACCACGGTGACGCCCACGGTGGACGGCGGCTCGCTCAACCTGAGCGGGCTGTCCAACCTCGCCTCCACCGCGTTCGCCACCAGGGCGGGAGCTGCTGCGCTCAGCGCGGCCAGCAACCTGACCTCGGGCAGCGCAGTCCTGCGCAGCGGCTCTGCGGCCCTCTCGGCCCTCAGCAGCCTGAGCGTGGGTGCTGGGCTCGAACTCACCGGCTCCGCGCTCCTGAGCGCCACTGGTGACCTCCTGGCGGCAGGTGCGCCCGCGCGCCTGGGCACGGCGGTCCTCTCCGCCCAGAGCAGCCTGCGGGCCACGGCCCGCGAGGTCGAGATCCTGCTGGGGGAGGCGCTGCTCGACGCGGTCGCCGTGCTGGACCAGATCGACGGGATCATCGAGAGCTTCGGTGAGGTCGAGCTGGATGGTCGTCTGCAGGGCAGCCTCACGGCTGACTCCACGGTCTACCCGATCACGTACAAGTTCAAGACCCCCTCTCGCCGGGTGCACCACCGCTCGATCAGCGTCCACGTCCAGGGGATCAGCGTCGTCCGCGACGGTGAGTTCTGGTCCACCGTGGAGGGCGAGGTGGACTTCGCAGCCCATGACCGGGTGTTCCTCGGGGGCTACGACCACACGCTCACCTACGCCGAGTACGCCAGCCTCCTGGCTGCGGGCTACGGGGAGTGGCTCACGATCATCCTCCCGCAGGTGCCCTCCGACATCCCGGTCACGGGGAGTGGGTACGGCTCCGGTCCCTTCGGGTCCGGTCCCTACGGGCAGAGCCAGGGTCAAGTTTCGCCCGCGCCCGACGAGGAGGAGCCAGAGACTCCTCGTGGTCCGATCGAGCAGTTCGCGTTCGCGGATCTCTCCGCGTTCTTCGAGCTGGTCGCCACGGCCCTGGATCCTGCGACGGTCTTCATGGACCCGGTCTACCTGGACGGCGTCTCCCGCCTCTACGCGGAAGCCGCCCCCGACCCGGTCATCCCGGTGGTCTACGGCGGCGCGGCTCTCTCCGCGTCGGCTGCGATGGCTACCACTGCCTCGGGGTTCAGCGTGGCCCTGGGCCAGGCGAACCTCTCTGCTGCATCGAACGTGTCCGTGGTGGGCACGCGCGCTGTGGTGGCGAGCATCGCAGCGTTCAGTGCGGCCTCCAAGGTCACGGTGGCTGCGACCATCAGCACCCCGGTCAACCAGTCCGCCACGGCCATGCCCAAGACCAACCTCAACGGTTGGCGACTGCTGGCCAACGAGGACTTCAACACGCCGGTCTCGATGGGCAACTTTGCTGCGGCGTACCCGAGCTGGACCGCCTACGACGGGCTCGAAGACACCAGCCGGAACATGGGACGTGCCTCCGGCAAGGCCGGTCTCTACAACACGGCCAAGACGGCCACGGTGGCGAACTCGGTCCTGGACCTCTACGTGCACACGGAGAACGGCAGGCCACTCGTGGCCGCGCCGACCCCTCCGCTTCCCAACGACGGCTGGGCTCAGAAGTACGGACGCTACGCCGTCCGCTTCAAGTCCACTGCCGCAGACGGGTACAAGGTGGCCTGGCTGCTCTGGCCCGCCGAGCCCTACGACTGGTCCTCCGGGGAGATCGACTTCCCCGAGGCCGAACTGGGGTCGGGGATCGGGTTCTTCTCCCACCAGGTGGACGGGGACCCCAGCGTCAACCAGTTCTACAACGACGACACGGGCTACTCGATGCTCGACTGGCACACGGCAGTCATCGAGTGGTCTCCGAACAAGCTGAGGTTCTTGCTCGACGGCGTTGAGGTCGGTTCCACGACCGACTCCAAGGCCATCCCGCACGTCCCGATGTTCTGGGTCCTGCAGACCGAGACCTGGCTCTCGTCCTCCCCGCCGCCCACCAGCGCCAGTGGGCACGTCCAGATCGACTGGACAGCGGTCTGGGCCTACGACACCACAGCAACAGCTCCTACCACCTGAGGAGAACCAGATGACGTGGCCTGACAAGGCCCTCGTCGGTGGAGATGTCGGCACCTGGGGCACGAAGATCAACGCGATCTTCGATGCCCTGTTCGCCGCACAGGACGGGGACCAGACCCTGTTCGTGGCGATCGCCAAGGAGCTGACTGCAGCGCGAGGGAACTACTCCTCTCTCGCGCTGCGGTTGGCTGCCGCAGGGATCGGGATCGGCACCCCGACCACCACGCCCACCGGCACCAAGAACACCTACCTCGGCGCGGGGAACACCTACGCAG